TTAAATCGATAAAAGTTTTTCAAGCTGAGCACTGAAAGGTGTAAAATCGACTTCTTTTTTGATATCTTCACTCAGATTACGTATGAAATATGATTCATCAATATTCCTATTTTCCAAATCTTTTTTAACTCTGAAATAGAAAAGCTTGTCAGGATTTTTCGGCGTGCCGGGATACTGTTTGTGATGCTCTGTGGCAAGATCATCAAGAGAATTGATCGGGAAATATTTGTCATTTATAATCTTTCTTAATTTATCGTTCCCTTTATTAAATACTATATTGAAAATGAACTTTTCGATACTCTGGATTGGAAGGAATAATTTCACGAGATTTTTGTAATCTATTTTTTTTGATACATCAGCCAAAACATCACCATCTAGAATGCTGATAATTTTTTTATTAACGCCTATGACGTTGTTTCTTAATAGATCCATATGAAGATTTAAAACATTTTGCCATCCTCCAACAGGTGAAATGTGGACAAGTCGGCTATTCTTAAGACCAGTATCAGAGAGCACGCCATCAATAACTAAGGAAGCAAGTGTATCTTCGGCTAGAATAAGATAATCGAAACCATCATGGCGATATACTTCTCTTATGGCATAACTAGGGAAACATGGATTGATAAGATCAAGCGTACCTTCATTATTATTAATAAGATACATATTCTGAGGTTTGAGGGCTCGAATCACTTCAGGGGAGTGAGATGTTAGGTAGACGCAAAGTTTTGGATAAGATTGCAATAGTGAGTTGAGGTAACCTATAAGCCGTGAAATGGCTATTGGGTGGAGTGCCAATTCAATTTCATCAATCAGTATGAAAAAAGTTCTGTCAGTTACGTTTTTATTTTTTCCTTGATTGATCAAAGTATGATAAATGTAATTAAGTAATGAAAGCAATAAGCATTCACCAGAACTCATACGATATTGACTTAGCAAATCCCCTTTCTTAGTTGTCATGAAATAAGGCAGGTTGGACAGTTCAAAATTCTCGGAGATTTTTTTGTTTCTGATTTTCTTCATGTCCTTATAATGATCATAATCACCATGAAGAATATAGCTTAAATTATCCTTAACGTAGTCAAAAGCATCGACAATTTGATCATCCTTAATCTGATTGTTTCTTAATAACTTGTCTACAATAGTTGAGTCTCTAAATCTTGCGCCATAAAAAAGACTGCCTTCATAAACCCCTTTATATAAATGTGGTTTACTTGAACACCACCACATATTTTCATTATCTCGATCTCTTTTTTTAACAAACCAATGATTTGCTTCGGTATGATCATCAGTAGATATTGTTACGTCAATGGTCGATGAATCATCAAAATCTTCGTCCTGAAGCATATTAAAGCGTTTAGAGCTCAAAAGAACGGACATAATTAACATTAAGGTGCTTTTGCCACATCCATTCCCCCCAACAAGGCTATATAGACCACCTTCAATGGGCAGCTCAATATCAGCTTTTTTAATATTTTTTATATTGTTAATTTCAATTTTCATCAAATCCATAATGTATCACCTTGATAGTTTTAAATTATATTAATTTCTGTATAAAAGTAATGAAAAATATACATGCCCTGTAAACCTGAAAGATGCTTTCCTATAGTAGAATTGCTGCGTGACAGTTGGTCCGATTTTAACCATTCACTCTAAAGCAATCAATGAATTACCCTTCACTTTTGTGTTGTTCTGCAAAAAGATTTGACTTTTTTATATAGCATGCTCATGCTTATCTGACTGTTGTAAGTCAGTTTGTTTTTCATTGATAGTGTCAGAACTCGGTAGGCACCTATTGAAAACAAGGCATTACAAGAGTTCAACAACAGGTTGGACGCGAAAGTCTGCCTGTCTGTACAAATGATAGTCAGCGATGCCTTCGCATCGATTGGATTATCCAGTGCTTAAAGTACAAAGAAATGCCCCTTCGCCATAGCCAAGGGGCTTGCTTTATGACAATTTCTTAATGATTGGTTTGTCTAGGGACGGTGTGATTTTTACTTTTCTGTCGTAGACCAAAACCTGACTTTCGGTTTTATGGCCAGAAAAAATTTGTTTTTCTCGGCTACTTCCTTGGTAATCAGAAATCGCTTTTGCCTTGATATCATGAAATGTACCGGGGATATGACGCCCAACATTCATCTCCGCCGCTTTCTTTGCTTTATTCCACCAAGAGTTAAATGTTTTTTTATTCATTTTGCCGCCTGATGGTCCAGGTACTAGGTAGCCTGCTGCGGACCTACTAACTAAATTTTTAGTGGCGAGATCCACGACCGCAAGCAAACGTGGCGACCACTGCTTTATTTGTTTTTTTCCTGTTTTATTTTGCTCAATAAAAAGTCCCTCAAACCGGACATCTGATAACAGCAAATCAAGCACATCTCCTTCACGTGCAGCGCACAAATAAGAGATTTCCATAGCGACCTGAATTTCTATCGGGGCGCATTCATAGATAGCTCTGTAATCCTCATCGGGGATATAAACATCTCTGTCTACCAGCGTAAATTTCCTGATCCCTTTGCAGGGATTCCCCTTCACATAGCCGCGCTCAAAACTCCAGCCAAACACCCGAGACATGCTCGCCACCTCCTGATTTGCCTGGTTCTTACTGCTTAGCCCTCGCTTGTCCATAAAAATACGAACCTGCTCAATCCTGATATCATCAGCTCTCATTTTCCCGAACACGGCCAGCAGCTGCCGTTCGTGCTGGTGGTAATCCTTTTGCGTCCTCGGCGCGAGCTCGGTGAATGCCGGGCTTTCAACAAACATTCCCCATAGCTTGGAAAAAGTCGTAATGTCATGACGTTTTGCTTTTTCCTGCTCATATCGCTGCCAGAGTTTAGAAATGCTGGTTTCACGGATTTTCCCCAATGAAACGCTCAACTTTGTTCCTTTAGGCTTCCACACGTAGCTGTATTTATTTTTTGTAACCCGCGGCGGAAGGCTGACATCTTTCGGATCTTTTCTTGGCCTGCCCATAGATAGCGTCGAAGTCTGGTTCTGTAGCAACATATTCATCAACCTTTGGTAATTCGGAAGTTCCCGGCAAAATATTCCTGCGCAAAACGATAGGGCGATTACGCCCATCGGTCGTGAAAGGAATACCGTGACAGCGCAGTTGGCGCTGCTGTTGCGTGTAACGCCTGTATCCAGTTATTTCCGCAATTTCCTGAGGTGACAGCGTAAGTTCATGCATGGGTCATCCCTCTGATGACCGGCCAGACAACACTACCTGGCCGGATGGTTATTTGCTGAAAACGGAAAATCAGATTTGCGTCAGGACTTGCCAGATTTCTGAAACGTATTTGACCTGGTGGCGTGCATCGTCCAGGGCATTATGAAGCTCACCTTCAAACGGGATTTCATAACGGGGATTGATACCTACCGCTTTACCCAGTTCAACGATTGTCCGCACATCACGATAATTCCAGTGTTCTATAGGGAAAGGAATGTCAGCAAGTTCGAATGCAGTCTCAATTAGCGAGCAGTCGAACGAGCTTCCGTTACCCCATAGCTGGACTTTTCTGGATCCATTGGCGGCGTTATCTGCAATAAAGTTGTCGAACATTTCCAGCGCCTCAACAAGGCCAACGGCGTCATCGACCAGGATTTCCGAACGGGCTTCAGCTGATTGCTTCAGCCACCACAGAATGGTGCTGGCGTCCGGTACTGCTCCGAACGACATGCAAGATTCAAGGCTAATAACTTGATAAAACTCAGCGCCAGTTTCGCCCGTATCTGGTGCAAAAAATACTGCTCCAATTGAAACGACGGGAGCGCCAGGTTTTTTACCCATGGTATCAATATCGATCATCAGATGAGTGAAAAGGCGGGATGATTCGTCGCGGGTAATTTGATGACCGGAATCATTATTCAAGGCCTCTGACGGATGATTAACATCAGCGCCGCATTCAGCTGGCACATCTGCTGTTTCGCCCATTTGCACTTCAATGTCAGCTTCGGTTTCATCACCGTGGTTTTCTTCCATCTGCACATTTTCGGCTGTCTCCGCTGGCTGGCCTGCGTCGGCCGTATCGGTTTTGGTGGCTGCGGTAAAAAGGCTGCTGGCATCGAAAACACCGGCGGCAACTTTTACCAGTTCACCTTCGGCAGCTGGTTCTGCTGGTGTTTCTGGTGACGCCTCGCCTGTATCGGAGCGGATGAAGAGTTTCTGCAAAGCATTCCAGCGGGTTTCACTGTCATCAATGCCAGTGTCAGGAACGAAAGCAACCTCAACTAAATTCCTGGAGACGTAACCGATCAGCTCTGGAATTTCTTCGTGAATATCTTCAGGCGCATTGCGGATCAGCACGAAAATTGCTGCGCGAGAAAAGTCCAGTACACCGGCAGTTTTACGCAAAACTGAGCTCCATGATTTCCATGGTTCTTCTTTCTCACGGATCACCTCTTTTGCCCGTCGTAACACACCACCCGGAAACTCATAAATATTAAAATCCATCGGCAGTAGTGCAGCGGCAATTTCAATATCAAGAACATCAAGCGTGTGAGACGTAATATTCTGCCGGTCTGTTATTACCTCACCACCGGCATTGGTCCCAGTGTCGGTTTTGAGTTTTTCATTGCAGGATTTTTGACGAACGGCATCAACAACAGAAAGTGGTGGCTCGGCTTTCATCAAAGGTGTGACCGAGGAAATACGGTTACCAGCAACCCACTCTTTAACTAACAGGCCGCGATCGATGTGAGGCGTTTGCACCCATGCCTTAATGAACTGGATAAGAACACCGAGTTCGGGTCGGGAGTCGACTGGGAAAACTTGCTTAACAGCTGCCGTTAACTTCCAGATGTTACTTGTTGAAAAGCTCTTTACGTCTGGCGTGTTTTCTGTGGCCAGCAGCAGGTTCTGGACATAGTAGTTGTCCTGGTCCAGCTCCATTTCTGCGATCTGAATACGCTGAGCCTGAGTTACGTGATGGGCTATATCATTGCTGATGAACTGAGAAAGAATTATTTTGCGGAAAGGCATCTGAGCAACTGGATGCTCTAAACCATCATCCAGTGGGGCGGATAATGTGCTTTCCGTGCTTTCTGTCGTCAGTACAGGTTCGGGAACTTCTGCCGGAGTAGGGGCTGGTGTAGCCGCGGGGATCGCCTGCCATGTGACGCCATCCTCCGCGAGCTGGTAGCGGTCGCACCACGTTTGATCCAGCACGCCTTCAGCCGGCAAATCGTCAACGACATGCCAGTTAGTGCGGACCGGCAGGTTATAATCGGCCCCGCGGCCTACGTCGATCCCGTTATCTTCCAGGATGTTCAGGATTTCGCGCTCAGCGCGGGAGTCAGATTTTGCAGATAGCCAGCAAAAGAGGCTTTTTGCCTCGGCTTTAGCTTTGGCTTTAATGAGATAAGCGTATGTGTTCATTGCGCTTGGGTTCCTTATGGCTGTAAGATACCCGGGACTTTGATAGCTCCCATTGGGCGTGGTCATTGTTCAAAACTCGATTCCGGAAGGCTTTGGTCGGCTAACCGGGTACTTAACCCGCCTTGCGCGGGTTTTGTGCTTTATGGGCTTAGCTTTTCTCGCCGTGCAGCTGCGAGACAAGAACGCTATCCAGTGCGTTAAGGACGGGTTCGAACGTGCTGTTCGTAGGGATTTTGCTGACCGCCCGGATCACTTCCGACACGGAAATATCACCCTCTCGCGGGGTATAACCGCCGCCCGGGCCGCGGTGAGAGGTAACGAGATTACCTGAGCGGAGCTTTTTGAATATTTGCTCAAGGTATGAAGCCGACAGCTTCGATTCTTTACTGAGCGCTGCGACTGGCACAGGCGTGCCAGCATAAATGCGTTTTAGTGTGGCGATGACCTGCACTGAGGCCATCACTCTTTTCATTCCAAATTCCATGCGATTACCCATCCCGGCCAGCTAGGCCATTGTTCAAAACTCGATTTTTTACTGTGCGTGCGACTGTTGGTCGGCAGTCGGGTCGCCCTTCTGGGCCAGTACGTAGCAGAGCCTGCGAAGCAGAACCTCAAAGAGGTTGAGGTGAACAGCCTGCTGGCGAGCTGGTTTGCGTGCAAAATCAATCATCGTAAGACTCCATGTCACCTGATAAAACGCCTCGAATTTTTTGGATTTCGCTTCGTACTGCGTCGCGCTGTTGATGCAAATAACCTTTAACAAACGACAATGCTTCAAGTGCCTCCTCGCTTTCTGACTTCGTATGGTCACGAGCACTAATTAGCGCCTGGCGTGCTAATTCCAGATTTGAAAGCCCAGATAAAATCTCCTGCTCGATGCTTGCGAAACCTGCGTATTTTGTTGCTAACTTCAGAGCGTCTACCATTTCATTCCCCTTACCAAACTTCAGGCCAGCCCTTAATGACGGCAGCTGTGCCAATTTCCGATGGTTTCTCATCGGGGTTTAATCTGCGATGCATACCATCAGCTATCGAATCAGCGTCTTTCCAGTCGTGCGCTTTTACGCGGTAGGTGCTGTAACCAGAGCCACCGCTGATCACGACGGTAAATTGTTTCTTTGCCATTATTGCCTCTTGTCTGTGCCCTTATCGCCAGGCTGGCGGAACGTTACTTAACCTGCTGCGCGTTAAATTGTGTCATCTCATCCGGTGCTTCGTATGCCGCCGGCAGCTACTCTCGTGGGCGTCCTGCCTTGATGACTCGTTACTGCGTTGTGTGTTTATAGTTAAACTCAAAACGTGATTGATTGTCAACACGACTTGTGTTGGATTCTGATAATTAATTTTCAGGAGGAGGAGGAAACTGGAAAATGGACGAAAAAAAACCAGCACTTAGGCTGGTTTATTGGATAAGAGGGAGGCTATTCGTCTGCTTTTTTAAAACGTCCGCGCAGATATTTTTCTACGTACTCATCAATCTCTTTTAGCCGAACTTGGAAAAGATCATACATTCGATCTTGCTCAGATTCAGGCAATTGATCGTAAAGGGATAGCAATTTTCTATGTTTGGGGGAAAGCCATGTTTCGCTGATATCCTCACCGAAGACGAGTTCAACGGGGCTTATACCAAGCGCTTTCGCAATAGTTATTGCGTCATCAATGCCAATGTTTCTACTACCAGATTCATAATTCCCTATGCGCGACTGAACCCACCCGCATAGATCAGCGAGCTTCTTCTGGGAAATTCCCTTTTCTTCTCTCGCCTTCTTCAGGCGATCCGCAATCGTCACATTTGTATTCATGCCTATTTTTTACCACGTACTGTGTTATCTCTCAAAAAACGATGTGTGTTGACTTATTAACACATCATGTGTTTAATGCTCTCAAACAGTCACTGTGGGGAGCATATGAATAACATCGCAAAAGAAAGACAGGCGCTCGGTATCACTCAGGAGTTTTTAGCCTCCTTGTTCGGCTGGCGCCAGTCTCGAATTTCTAACTATGAAAATGGGTCACGCAAACCAGCTTTAAGCGATTGCCGCCTGATAGTTGAGAAACTGAATTTACTAGGTAGCAATTGCACGCTGGATACTGTCTTTCCACCAGATTCTGATGAGGTGTAGCAATGCAATCTATCACCTTCGAACATCATAACCAGCGAAATAGTTTTTCGCTGAAAACCCAAAATCAGTATGAGCCACGGCGCCGGGACAACGGAAAACGACTGGTTATCCAGGCAGCCGTTCGCGAGTGGGAAGAGACTCTGCCCGGCCAGGCTCAGGAAAAAATCGCGCTGCTGGTGGCTCAACAGTGGGATAAGCAGGGTGGGCGCGGGATAACGCTTAATAAGCAGAACCTTTTTCGCTATCTGAAAAACGAAACGGGCTCAGACAAATACAACAGCTACGTGATGCAACTTGCGACAGCCATTGCCCAGGCAATGCCGATCGAGATAGCGCGTAAGCACGGTTTACGCCAGGGGATGACTGAAGCCGAGCTGGTAGCGAACGCTATCAAAGAATGTGGTGACGCGCACCAGGCAAAGCTTCTCGGTGCGCCGCTGCATAAGCTGGAAAAGGAAGTGCGTGAAGCGGCGATATCCCTTTTCAACATGCTGCCGACGGATGCTGTGGGGCCGCTGCTGGCGAGCCTGAGCGCCGTTGCACCACAGTTTTTTTAATCGAGTTTTGACCAATGAGTTCTCCGACGAAAAACCGCGAGGTGAGATATGTCTAATCCTTTGCCTAAGGCAATGCCTAAGAGTAAGGCAACTAGCGAGCCTTACCGCAAGGTGAAGATCACCATGTGGGATGACCCAAAATTTCGCGCTTTATCGGCTTTACCGCCCAGCGGGCAAAGCCTGTTCATCTATCTGCTTACCAGCCCCTTCACCGGGATTATTCCAGGTCTGTTTAAAGCGGGCCGGGCAGCAATGGCTGAGGAGCTGGGATGGGAGCAGGAAGCCTTCGACTTAGCCTTAGGCGAAGGCATATCCCTTGGCATGGTGAAAGCCGACCTTAAAGCCAGAGTTTTCTGGCTGCCTAATGCTGCTGCACATAACCCACCGGCTTCTGTGAATGTAATCAAATCATGGTCCCGGGCATTCGAGTTACTGCCTGATTGTGACCTGAAATGGCAGGCGTGGGATTCGCTGCAAGCCACGTGTTACGCGGTCTCCGAGGCTATGGGTAAGGCATATGACATGGCAATGCCTTTGCCTAAGGATAAGGCTAAGCCTTTGCCATCAGGTATCCAGAAAGCAGTTAACAGTAAACAGATATTAAAACCTAAAAACATTATGTCCGGTGCTGAGAAAGCTCAGCCCCAGACAAGAGCACCGGTCCCGCCGGAGGAGATTTTTATTTCTCTGCCGCTGGTAGGTGGGGTGACCCACCCGGTCACGCTGGGTTACGTCGCCAGCAGGGCAGAGCTTTATCCGGCGGTCGATATTCGGCAAGAGCTGAGAAACATGTTTGGCTGGCTGGAAAGCAATCCGAGCAAACGCAAGACGCCAAACGGCATCAAGAAATTCATCACAACATGGCTACAGAAGTGCCAGGACAATCCACGAAACAGGCAGGTGACACATGGGCAAAATAATTCGGGCTCCGGCGGTTCAGCAGCAGACGCAGTTCGTGCTGAGCGACAGCGCAGGGAGCGGGAACAGCCTCAGCGAGACGGAGCGGAGAGCATGGGGGCTGTGGGAGACGCTGGCGAGCGTGTATGGGAATCGCTGGGTAACGAAGAATGGATTGAGTCCGTCAACGCTATGGATGACGCAGATTTCATCAATGACAGCGGGCCATCTCAGTGACGTGTGTTCCCGCCTTGTCGAGCAGTGTACGGCAGGTAACTCCTGGCCGCCGGATCTGGCTGAGTTCATCGCACTGGCTGCGCAGTGTTCTGGCGGTGCCTTTGGCCTTAATGCTGCTGACGTTATCGCGGAATACAAGCGCTGGAAGAGTGAGGGGTGGAAGTACAGTTCCTCGGAGGAATTTAACTGGAGGCACCAGGTGCTTTACCACATCTGCGTAGAGATGCGCCGGGAGTGTGTGGAGCGCCGACTTTCGCAGAGGGATATGGACAAACTCGCCGCGCTCAAGCTGACCCGATGGGAAAAGAAGGTTGCAGCAGGCTATTCGGTTCCACCAATCCGGAAACGTATTGCGTCGAAAGCGGAACCCGGTGCACCGACGCCAGCACAGAAACTGCATGAGGAGTATTTGAGACGAAAGGCAGCAGGAAAAATTTAACCAATCGAGTTCTGACCAATGACCAAGGATAAACCATGAGCAAAAAAATTAAGCAGGCAACGCCAACGGGGCGGGAGCTGGTCGAGGCGTATATCCGCCAGCACGAAGGGTGCACGCATACAGAAATCACCAAAGCGGTGAAAATTAGCACCATCACAGTGGGTTCGGCGTTATCTCTGCTGAAGCGTGCGCGAGTTATCGAAAGCCGCGGCGTTCTGGGCCAGATGACGTATCACATCATTCCACCAGCAGCGGACACAAACGAACCGGTGTTTGGACTGAGCCCGAACATGGCGCTGCTAAACCGCTTACTCGCCGAGGTGCGCGCATGAACAGAACAACCGAAGAACTGGCGGGCGCCATGTTCACGCTTAACTTAATCATCGAAATCCTCGGCCATTCAGAAACACTCAGCGTGTCAGAGCAGGTAGCGGCGCTGAAGAGGAAGTGTGACTCGCTGGCTGCTGAAAGTGGGCAGATGCTGCGCCTGCTGACGGATATCAGCGAGAACCACGTTGAATATTACTCAGAAGGCGAAGACGGCATGTTTGCCGGCGTACCACTGGATTACGTTTCTGAAATCAACATGTACGTTTCCCGTGATGTGAATGCTGAAAACCCATTTAAAGCCACCGACGCCGCGCTGGCAGAGATACAAGCGCAGGGTGTGGAGAAATTTGCAGAAAGTTACCCATCAGCCGGTATTGCTGCGCTGGCGTTCGCCGCCGAGCTGCGCAAGGAGTCAGGCAAATGAGCAATAACACAGAAGCACGCAAAGGAAATAAGTCTCTCTATACAGTGATCAAAACCAGAGAAAGCCATACCGATTATTGCCGTGGCTGTGTCATGGGCTCAAGTAGCAGCGAGTTTGAAATGGTCACTACCGATGAACTCAACACTGCTATTAGCTATGCCACGCAATATATCGCCTCTGGCCTGGCCCTTCGCGATGAATACTTGACCAATGACTGGCTTAGCTATGGAGATACCGAGGTAATCGTGCTGGTCAATGGCTGGGGCGTGCATGGTGACATGGCTTTTGATAGTGACATTTACGACCAGATCCCAATTAGTTGGGAAACAGAACGCAAACTCATTTTAGAAGAAGCTCAGCGCCTTGCAGAAGAACAGGTTTTTTCGAGGAAAGAAGAAAAACGCCTCGCGGTACACAAGAAAGAGCGTGAGAACCAAGAAGCAGCCGAACGACGAGAGCGCGCTCGGCTGGCCGAATTAAAAGCCAAATACGAAGGAGGCCAGCGATGAGCAATAACACCGAAGCGCTGACAAAGCGCGAAAAGAAACTTCTGAGCACTGCCGTGGTTTATGGCTGGGAAATTGAAGTATGGGAAGGCAAAAAAACCGGTTATTGGGATGCAGACAAAATCATGCCGGTAAAGGTCGGGCCGATCGTCCGCTCTTTGCTAGAGAAGGGGTATCTGGAACATCTTGACCCGCTTAGATATATCTCGTTTATACGTGCAACAGAGAAAGCTAAGGCGCTGAAATGCCGTAATCATGGCTGCTCTTCAGGCCGTATTTATAACGACGCAGGAAAGCTCACTTGCAACTGTCCGTGCTGCGAATTTGGAATTTTACCGGAGGCCAGCAATGACTAAACAACTGCGTTTTTACGGCGGCAGCGATGACATTTTTGAAGTAGAGGGCGCTATCCGTGAAGAGATTGGCTGCGCATCGGAGCCGGGGGTTTACCACCTTAAATCATCTGAAGGCGAAATGCTGGTTGTCGCCCACTATCTTCGTAACGGTTGTTGGTCTATCGGCATTGCGCAGGTTGATGAAGAAATTCCGGTGCCGAAATGGCCGGTTTCATTCAGCCTGGCGCACACCTATAGCGTGATGCTGACCATCGAAGCCCCTGACGATATTCATTTAGTGACTGGTGAAGATGATGACTAACTCACTCGAGGCGCTGATTGCCAGCATTAAGCCGGAGCTGAAAATTGCTCTCGATAAAACCCAAAAGCAATCTGACGCACTGTTAGCGATAGATAGACTTTCTGACTTGCTCACGCTTCCAGCAGTAGATTCACTGATAGCGGCGCTGGAGCAGGCGCAGACAGAACGAGATGACCTAAAAGCGCTTAATCAACATTTAGATTTATCTATTCGACAAGCTGAAGGAGTCAACGCGTCCATTAGAAGGCGAATCGCTGAGCTGGAGGCCAGCCAGTTATCCGTGAGGCTGCCCCAAGAATTTATAGAGCTGTACGGGGAAAAGTTTTACCGGCGCAAAGATATTGAGGAATCAGTCCGCGCAGCTGGCGGCACCGTGGGGAGTGAGTGAGATGGCTATCACAAAGAAACAGCGCGCAGAGTTGCGTATGAAATTTGGCGGTCGCTGCGCTTATTGCGGGTGTGAACTACCGGAAAAGGGATGGCACGCAGATCATGTTGAGGCCGCATTACGCAAGTGGGAATTTGGCGAACGCCAGCCGAATGGGACGCGCCGCACAGTTGCTACCGGTGAATTCTGGAAGCCGGAGAACGACGCACAGGATAACCTCTTTCCAGCATGTGCGCCGTGCAATTTGTTCAAGGCTACATTCAGCGTAGCCCTGTTCCGGCAAGAGATAGCCAACCAAGTTGCGCGAGCCCGCGCATATAGCGTCAATTTCCGCACAGCAGAGCGTTTCGGCCTGATTGAGGCAGTTGATAAGCCGGTAGTGTTCTGGTTCGAACACTATCAACAGGAGGCTTTATGACAACAACAAACCTGAGCAATGAGCACCTGCAAAAAATTCACGATGAAACGTTGGTGTTTATCGAGTCAAAGTCTTTTTGTTCTGATCCTGCATCGGCATCAATGGAAATTAAAGCCGGTATTGTTGCCGATGTCATCGGCGAGCTACTGGCACTGCGGGAAGCTGCGGAGAAGCCCATCGGGTGGACAGACGCAGAGGAATTACGCGATGTAGAGAAAGACGGTTGTGGCTATTTGTTCACAGTTAACCCGATCACGCCTCATTCTGACCCTCGCCGCGTCATTAAGCTCTACGCCGCCCCGCAACTCCCTAACGCCCGATGAGGTTCTGGTAAGGGCTAATATACCGGAACTGTGCAGCAGGAAAATTTTAGCAGCGTAATCAAAGGGCCATAGTGGCCCTTTTTCTATTGGCAAAAGGTGCTCTTAATACGTTGATCAATTCCAGCTTTGGGTGTACTGTTTAAAAATACAGTTGTATGCATATACAGTATAAAATATTCCCGCAAAGCATGGAGATACGATAATGGCTATAGAGAAAAAGAAGTCCGTTATTCCTGATAATGCGAAGCCAGTCACCAAAGAAGCGAAGGCGAAAGCGCTGGAAGCAGCGATAGGCCAAATCGAAAAAGCATTTGGAAAAGGTGCCATCATGCGGCTTGGCGCGAACACTCATCTGAACGTCGAAACTATTTCAACGGGTTCGCTGGGGGTTGATGTTGCCCTCGGCGGTGGGCTGCCGATTGGCCGCATTGTCGAAATTTACGGACACGAATCATCCGGTAAAACTACCGTTGCTTTATCCGTCATTGCAGCAGCGCAGAGAGAGGGCAAGCAATGCGCCTTCATTGATGCTGAGCATGCGCTAGACCCTCGTTATGCGCAGGCGCTGGGTGTTGATATCGATGGTTTATTGATATCCCAGCCGGATACGGGAGAACAGGCGCTGGAAATTACCGAGGCCCTGGTCCGCTCCGGAGCAGTTAGCGTGATTGTGGTTGATTCCGTGGCGGCACTGACCCCCAAAGCAGAGATAGAAGGGGAGATAGGCGATGCCCACATGGGCTTGCAGGCCCGCATGATGAGCCAGGCAATGCGAAAACTTGCTGCGGCGATAGGAAACTCCAAATCCATGGTGATTTTCATCAATCAGATCCGAATGAAAATTGGGGTTATGTTTGGAAATCCTGAGACGACCTCCGGCGGCAACGCGCTGAAGTTTTACGCCTCCGTTCGTCTCGAAGTCAGAGGTACAAACATCAAGGAAGGCGATCAGGTAACGGGTAAGGATACCCGGATTAAAGTGGTAAAAAATAAAGTCGCACCTCCGTTCCGGCAGGCCAGTTTCCGGCTGATGTTCGGCAAGGGAATTTCGCATTACGACGAGGTGCTGGATTTTGGCGTGCAGCTAAAAATTATCAATAAAGTGGGCGCGTGGTATGACTACGGCGGAGAGAAGATAGGGCAGGGCCGGGCTAACGCTGTTATCTGGCTTGAAAGCCATCTGGATATTGCAGCAGACATTGAGAAGCAAATCCGCGAAACCCTCCTGAGCGGAGAAAATGACCTGGTGAGCATGCATGCGTTGCCAGATGAAGAGCCGGAAGAACCTGAAAATCCGGAAGCTGTGGAAATTTCAGAACACGAGTGATCCGTGCTGACAGAAAAAAAGAACAAGTTGAGGAGGGGGCATGGAGGAATTACCAGATACAGGGTTTGCGTTGGTCCGTTGTACGGACCGCGCAGTGGTCGCCTATTTTGAGAACTTTCCGGCGTGCGACCGCGCCCTGATGTATCGCAAAGGAAGCGAGTATTCTTTCATGCCACTGGAAGACGATGACATTGTAGGAAAGCCCTCGTTATTTACTGAAATGCTGGAGAGGGCAGGCTTTAGACGTGCTCCACCCTCTGATATTATCAATTAGCTGGCCTGAACAACCAGCAACCTGCTGCGCCACGGGAGAACACCATGGCGCAAACAACAAACGAAAAACTACAAGCGATCGGCGGCCCTGGTGGCCGTGCTGGTCATTTGTCTCATACCGACAAAATCAAATCCCTCACCCTGAGGCAACGGGAGGTTTATGACCTCCTGGTGAACTACGCACGCACTCACGGCTACCCGCCCAGCTGCCTGGAACTTGCTGACCTGATCGGCGTCAGTTCCCCTAATGCTGCCGCTGAGCACATCCGGGCATTGCACCGCAAAGGCGTCATTACGGTAGCCCGCGGTGTTTCCCGTGGCATCACAATTAATGAACCACCGGCGGCGAATACTGCCGTACTGCTGCTGCGCGAGCTGGTGGACGAAGTGCCTGGCGCACGTCAGCGAGCTATCGATTATCTGGCGCGTGCCGGGGTGCCATTGTGAAAATGGGATGGTTTCAGCACGATAATTTGACGGAAGCCGAGGCGAGCGAGCTGGTCGAGCGCTACAACGCGAATCGGATCAGAACAGAGAAAAGTCTGTCCGCTGATTTCAAGTCCTGGACGGTCAGCGCGCTGCTGCCGGAATCGGCCCGCCCTCCAAGAACTGAAAGAACGTGGCAGCCACGGTTCTGGAGGGATGCATGAAAGAATACAGCATCACTCCGATGGGCAAGCCCCGAATGACACGAGCTGACCGCTGGAAAAAACGGCCTGAGGTAATGCGTTACCGTGCGTTCTGCGATGAAGTACGCCTGCACAAAGTCCAGCTCCCTGAATCGGATTTTCACGTCACTTTTATCATTCCTATGCCGCCGAGCTGGAGCAAGGAAAAGCGCCAGCAGTTTAACGGCCAGCCGCACCAGTCCAAACCAGACATGGATAACCTGATGAAGGCTCTGATGGATGCCATCTATGAAGATGATGCCCATATCTGGGACGGCCGCATAACTAAGCGGTGGGGTGAAACCGGGCGGATCGTTATTCGGGAGGATGCGGCATGATGAGAGCATTGCTTAAACCCGTAATAGTGCGTGAGCTCGGTGTTGTAATGCTGCGCCCGGGGCCGGAACTGCTATCTCTTTTTTATGATCGGGTGCTGATTAGCCGCGCTCCGGAGTATATGACCGATCTGCCATCAGGCGAGCTTCCTCCGGCGCGCCAGACGCTAACTGATGATGATGTGCTGGCCGAATTTTTCCTGAATGAAAAAGTCATTAGTGCCGCAGGCGGTATTAATGGCCTCGAATCCTGGCTGATGCGCCAGCCTTTCGGCTGCCAGTGGCCGCACTCCGACTATCACCACCACGAACTGAGAACAACCCGTATTGACGCCGGCGCGCTGAAGCTTTGCTGGCACTGCGATTCAAGAAACGAAGGCCATTATACCGACCAGCTGGCGCTGCTGGCCCGGGCAAACATTGCCGTCTGGGTTATCGACTCTGCACGGCGCTCGCTGGGGTTCGATGAAAGCCATGTTGTGACACTGCCGGAAATTTGCTGGTGGGCGACAAAAATGGACGTGGTTGATGCCCTGCCGGAAGGCATGGCCCGGCGCGCGCTTCGTATGCCGCAGGTCGTAGTGCGTTCGGTTACCCGTGAATGCGACATCACACCAGAACTACCGGCCACCAGCATTGTTCAGGAAAAAGCAAAGAAAGTGCTGACGCTGAAAGTTGACCCGGAAAGCCCTGAATCATTCATGAAGCGCCCGAAGTTCCGCCGCTGGACGAACGAGAAGTACACCCGCTGGGTTAAGCAGCAGACGTGCGTATGTTGCAATCAGCAGGCTGACGACCCGCACCACATAACCGGGATGGGGCTCAGCGGTATGGGCACAAAAGCGCATGATCTGTTTGTCATCCCCCTTTGCAGAAGGCATCACGACGAGCTGCACGCTGATACCACGGCTTTTGAAAAAAAATACGGCACGCAGGCCGAACTGCTGTTGAAGACATTAAACCGATCGCTCGCCATCGGCGTGCTGGCATAACTGGAGTAAAACAATATGAATCTCGAATCATTACCTAAATTTTATTCCCCTAAATCGCCAAAACTGAATGATGTTTCTCCTGCGACGGGCGGCGAATCGCTGACGATAACCGATGTCATGGCTGCCCAGGGATTTGTTCAGGCAAAGGCCCACCTGGGATTTGATCTGTTTCTTGCCAAAATGGGTATCCAGTCACCGGATCCTGCTATCGAAGACCTCATGTGCTACGCGATGGCACTGAACAATCCGGTGCTCAAGAAGCTGAGCGAAAAGGCCCGTCGTGAAGTGGTTTCTTGCCTGGTGAAATTTGCTTTCGCTGATTACTCCCGGTCGGCCGCAAGCAAGGCAACGTGCATGCATTGCGGCGGGGCTGGTTTGCAGAGGGTCATGAGGGATGTCGTTAAGCATCCGGGCGTTAAGGGAGTGGAAGCGACCGTTCGGGCTGAGTTGGTTGAAGAAATGTGCCAGCCATGCGAAGGGAAAGGGGTGGTAAGAACCGCCTGCCGCGGCTGCAAGGGGAAGGGTACTGTTCTGGATGAAAAGCGCACCAAATTGCACGGCGTGCCGGTAGTGAAAATCTGTGGTCGGTGCAATGGCAATCGCTTTAGCAGGGTGCCGACTACTCTTGCGCGTGCTGTTGTTGAGAAGCTAGTGCCAGATTTATCAAACTACCAATGGTACAGCGGGTACGCTGAAGTCATTAATCAGCTGGTGACAAAATGCTGGCAGGAGGAGGCTTTTGCAGAGGCTCAATTGCGTAAGGTTACACGTTGATGCCATTATTTTGAATTTTAGCGACATGATGCTTGCAAAGTTCGAAAAAATTGGTTAGGATTTTCCTAACGATGGGCATTGTATGTCAACCGTTAAACAACCCGCTTCGGCGGGTTTTTGCGTTCCTAGACCTCCGTTTTGCGTGCGCTTGTTCTCCGCGCCACAGTGGTTCTGCTTACACGAACTAATACGGAATTTAGATTATTCGTATGGAGAAATCTTCTTCATATCGCCTTATCTCTGTCAGGCGTTGTTCTTCCAGGGTTGAAGACTTGTATCTACGGCGTATCGTTCCCCTAAAGCTCATCAATTCATTGCTAAGTGGTTTGTTCTCTCTCAGTGCATCAACCAGTTTTGACAGTTTTTCGGTAAAAACAGCCTCTCTATCAGAGTGCGTTGAAAGTTTAAGACCGGCACCTTCTATCCTTTTAGCAACGTCTTCAGGCAATTCTTTAGCTTTATATTTTTTACGGATATATTTTACCCAGCTCACTAAAGGTGAATTTTTGGGAACTTTTCCGTCAATGGTGACTTCATCTCGCAATTTCCTGATATTTTCCTCAAGGAAGTGAGATGCGGGGTCAAAATAAACACCGAGCGACTCAAGCTCATTTTTTTGGTATTCAGGAAGCGTTCCTTTTCGAAATGCCTCCCGCCTGGCTTTGAGGAAAGAGAGGAAGGGTCCGGTTGAGGCCTCCTCTACGGAATGGCCTTCAGAAAGAAATTTTTTAAGTTCGCTGATATTTGCATCGAATATTTCTTTTTTAACGTCCCAGATGAAACCAAGTGAATCCAGGATTTCTACTTTTTCAGGTGGTAATGAATTAGTTGCATAGAGGTGCCTCATGTGTCTAACCCATATACCGAAGCTACCGGATTCAGCAGTCAAAACCCTGCTATTTCCGTTGAGTTTGATAAACTCTCGCAGTTGTTCAACTCTGTCAAAAAAACTTCGATTGAACGAATCATAAATTTTAAGGTAAATGTTCGCTTCTAATTTTTTTATATCGAAAGAAGTGTCATCGGTGAACCTAAAAAAAGCAGGTAACAACGTATTGTTTCTGCCCTCTGTGTCTGGCATATGAAGCTTAATGGCTTGATGAAGTAGTTCATCATTTTCAGAAATTGAGTTGAGTACGCTAAGTATTGTTGAATAATCACTGTGCTCTAGCGCATTCTCACCGCTAAGTACAGGAAGGATTATATAGCCGAATTCCTTTCCTGGATGCTTGCGCATGGCTCGCCCGGCACACTGTATGATGTCAATTACCGAAGATTTGATACTGCAAAACATTACCGCATCAGTATCGGGAACATTCATTCCTTCATTAAGGCTCCGGGCATTAGTAATAATGCATGCATCACTATTTTTATAAGTCGAGAAATTTGCTTCTCTTGTATATTTTCCCTGCTTGCTGGAAACGTGAGCTACCGGGATATCAAGCACTTCTGCAAAAACGCGAGCAGCCTTGCTGGCCTCTGCAATAGTGGCGTGATATGTGATGACCTTTTTGAGGCCGAACTGCTCCATAGCTCGCCGCAGTGACATGGCCAGGGCGTATGTTTTGTGATCTGAAGTTGAGACAGTTTTATCCCGCAGGTAATCCCTGACTTCCTTATCCGTAACGCATGCAACCAGTAACTTATAATCGCTTATTACATCATCATTGATAGCGTCGCGAATCTGATAGGAATAGGAAATATTTCCATAAAGATTAACGTTATCCATACTGAAAAATTCAGCGTCGTCATCATTTTCATTTAAAGCGGCATGACGAGGGGTTGCCGTCATGCTAAGACGCTTCTGCACCAGAGGGTATCCATCCAGGGTCTGGTTAAACAAACTTTGAAATTTCCCTGCCGTTCTGTGCGCTTCATCATATATTAGTAAATCAACAGGGGCTCCGACATCTGTTAATTTATCAAGTAATTCAGGGGCTGAATTATAGGTAGTTATGATGGCAGCCGAATCGGTTAATCCCGACAATATGAAGTCGATGTCAGGTCTTTCACTGTGATATTCAAATACAGAGCGTGAAGTATATGCCCTATATTCTGCTGCAATCTGATTAACAAGCATGATAGTTGGAGCCTGAAGGACGACCAGTTTTGCCTGAACCTTATCTGCCACCAACGCACTGGTGAAGGTTTTACCACTTCCGCAGCACATCACTACTGTAGTTTTGTCGTTTTTACTTAGCTCCAGCGCAGCTCTCTCGGCGGCAAGCTCCTGAAAATATCGAGCAGAAAACATAAGTATTACCTCAAATAATCCGAGCAAAACCTGCTGACAGGCATTCACCAGCGACGGAATTGGTGATTTTCCACATGACCACGTTGCGCTTACCGGTGGCCTGCTCGAAGTCGTCAACAGTCATATGGAAGTCAAGCTCGATAATATCCCCGGCCTGCTGAAACTCTGTGTATCGCTGCTCAACAAGGGCGTCACGGATGGCGGAAAAATCAGAGATTTTATTGGCCACATCGTCAGGAATCGGAGAGCGCCCGGACTCCCAATATTGCCAGGTCCGTGTGGAAACATTGCCAATGTGTTCGGCGGCTTCGCTGCATTCCAGAGCAAGGATCTGGCGCAGCGCTTTGAGTTCTTTATTTGTCATGTGCAGGAACCTGTAAAGAGGCCGCAAGCGCGGCCATTTTTGTTAAGCGTCAGACCATTTCTTGTCTGATTTGAGGGAAACCAGTACGCCTGATTCGGTCTCGATTTTCAGCGTAGTGCCATGAAAGGCCTGGTTACGACTTGCGAAGCGTTTTGCCTGAGTCAGCGTGCCGGTGAAAGAAGTGCCTTCACGGTCAGAATTAACGTTTTGAGTTTCTTTGATGATGAAAGTTGAAGTAGTCATGATTATTTCCTCTTTAGGTTCGCTTCGAGCCGTCTCGCAAGCTATGAATAGATTTTAGTTCGCGAACGCGAACAAGTAAAGAGTTTTAATTCACAAAACTATGCGGCTGCCATCGGCGGCCTTTTTTCATTCCCCTCATTTGAGAGGATGCACAGCAAAGAGGGGGCTTAATGTCCGAACCATTAACAACGGCAATCGCTGGTGGGGTAGCCGCAGGATCCGCAGGTATCACGTTTGCTTCAATGTTTCCCGAAGCCACCCCGGCGGTGATGATTTGCGCGCTGGCCGGTGCCGCGCTTTATGTGCTTAACGCCGAGGACCATAAATTATGGAAGCAGGTAGTTTTTGCGCTGATTTCGTTTGTTGGCGGTGTGTATTGCTCAGGAATGGCTTCCGAAATTATCGCCGCTGTTATTAACGCAGGGTTAAGCCATCTCAGCCCGCCGGTGCAGATTAAAGTCACGCCGGCAATCGGCGCACTGGCGGCCTCCACAATTTCCGTCACCATTCTGTTGCGTGTCCTCTCCCGTTCGCGCAGCGGCAGTCTACCCGGGCTGAAGGAGGAAAAATGACATGGCAAACACTCCTGATTAACGTCAACGCCATTGCCTGCATTCTGATTTGTATCCGTTTGCTGTTCTTCCGTAAGCATGGCGCGCGGCATCGTCCGGGCATGGCCTGGCTTGCCTACGGTTTGATCCTCGGCTCGGCATGGACCGCGTTTCGAATCTGGCACGGCGTTTATGTGCAGGTCGATTATGGCGAGCTAATCATGAATATTTTCGTCTGCGTCATCATCTGGCGTGCCCGTGGCAATGTAGCGAAAGTGACGGGCGAAACAGTGGTGTAGAGAGTTAATTCCGGAAAATAATATGAACCAACAACAATTTCAAATGGCGGCTGGCATCAGCGCCGGGTTAGCTGCGCGCTGGTTTCAGCCGGTAGATGCGGCTATGAAAGAATTTGGCATTACAGCACCGGCTGACCATGCGATGTTTATCGCACAGGTTGGGCATGAGTCGGGAGGCTTTACCGCAGTAGCGGAGAATCTGAACTATACCCCGGCGGCATTGGTGTCCACGTTCGGCAAACGCATAACTCAGCAGCAGGCCGACGCGCTCGGCAGAACAACCGAACACGCAGCCCGCCAGGATGCTATCGCCAATTTGGTGTATAGCAACCGCCTGGGCAACAAAGCGCCCGGCGACGGCTGGAAATATCGCGGCAGAGGGTTAATTCAAATCACTGGCCTCGACAATTATCGCACCTGCGGGGCGGCGCTGAAGTTAGACCTCGTTACTTCACCTGAGCAGCTCGAACAGGAACTTCAGGCAGCACGCTCAGCCGCCTGGTTCTACACGTCAAAAGGTTGTATGGCTTATGGCGCTGATGTAAATCGAGTGACGCGCATTATCAACGGCGGACTCAATGGCATCGACGACCGCAAGCTACGCTACAACAAAGCGCGTGCGGCGCTGCTGGTATGACGTTCTTCAACTGGAAAACCTTCGCTGTTGGCATGCTGATTGTGATGATGGTAATGACTGCAAAAATCGCTTCACACGAAAAGAAGCGCGCCGAAGCAGCCGAGTTTAATCTAGCGCAAGCCACCAGCACCATTGCTGATTTAACTACCCGGCAACGCGACGTTGCGGCGCTCGATGCTAAATACACCGGAGAACTACAAATTGCCCATGCAACTATTGAAGGGTTGCAGCGCGATGTTGCTGCTGGCGATAAGCGGCTGCACATCAACGCAACTTGCAAGCCAGTGTCCAAACCCACCAGCGCCGCCGGCGTGGATGATGCAACCGGCCCCGGACTTACTGACGCCGCTGAACGGAATTATTTCGATCTCCGGCAGCGAATCGAAACCAGTAGCAAAATGATTGCTGGCTTGCAGGGCTACATCAGGCAGCAGTGCATGAATTAGAGCAAAATCAAATTTTTTATTGTTTTCATCCATAAAAGTTAAAATGTCAATAGCCTAACATCTTGGTTAGTAGTAACTTAATTGACATTAATTGCGTGATATGAGAACTGAAATGGAATCTCGAGGAAGTTATCAGGTTAAGCCAATTTCAGAGATTGGAAGTGGTACATTTGGTCGTGTAGAGAAAATTGAGCTTTATAATACAAACGGTCATTTTTGTGGTGAGTTTGCCCGGAAGATCCTTTCCGTTAACAAAGTTATTGTTGGCTCTATCTTTAGCCCAGATGATTGGAGAAGAAGATTTGAACGAGAAGTAACCTACCAGTCAAAATGTCGTCATTCCAACGTTGTGCCAGTACTCATACATAACCTTCATGTAAATCACCCATGGTTTGTAATGCCTTTGGCAGATACTGATCTACTTAAGGAACTCGATAATGATTTACTAGATGATGATCAAAAGCTTAACGTTATAAAGATGACATTATCAGGTGTTGAGTTCATTCATAGTAAAGGCTATTTACATCGCGACTTAAAGCCGGAGAATATTCTTAAGTTTTCTGACGGAAATTATAAAGTCTCTGATTTTGGTTTAGTTAGGCACGATGACCCGAACGCAGCATCGGCCGTTTTGACAAATATTGCGGTCAGCATGGGAACAGATGGCTATAAAGCCCCAGAAGTTAATAGTGGACTCTACAGCCCAAAAACCGACATATATGCTGCCGGTGCCATAGTGAACAAATTAAATTTAAGCCATATTGATGGTATTGATGCCATCATTGGTAAGGCGACGGCGTATAAACCGAGTGCGAGATATGATTCAATTAGCGCAATGCTTGTCGATCTCGAATCAATTATTAAAGGGAGGCGAGCATGGTAAATCTTCTTAATTGTGGCTTTTTCTCGTATCCAAAAAACGAAGAGAAAGGTAACCAGGATTCCTATGTCTTGCCTGCTTCTGTTGGGAAAGGTTTCGTTTTTGCCGTGGCTGATGGTGTAGGTTCATATGACGGTGCAAAAGAGGCGGCAGATTTAGCTACTTCGCTTATAAGCAGCAATGACACCTTACAATTTAAAGATATTGAGACAACCTTGGCATTGATAAAGGACAAGGTTGATGAAATGGCTGAATCTCGGCAGGATTGGATAAATGCGGCAACGACTTTGTCCTATTGTTTCATAGATGATGAGGCTCTTTATATTGGTCATGTTGGTGACACTCGAGTTTATGTCAAAAAAGGTAATAAGCTATTATTGGTGACTAAAGATCATACACAACACCAAGAGCTTCTTGATGATGGTATTTACACTAAGCGTGAGTTAAGGGACTTACCTGGGAAAAGTACGCTTACAGCGGCAATTTCAAGAAGCATAGCACTCCGTTTTCAAAGCATTAGATTGCCCCTTAATGAGATTGTTGATGAAAATGGGCTACTTACCATATACATCATGTCTGATGGTGCGCACCATTTTTGGGAAAAAAGGCCGAGATTTTCTAATGAGACGTTGATGAAATCGCCTCGATTTGCTGCAAGCCTTTTAAGGCGGATAGAGAAAACTGGACCAATAGATGATCATACTTTGATTGCTGCTTCGTTTCTCATAACAAGTTAGTGTCTAAGCCGCCTTCGGGCGGTTTTTTTGTTTTCAAGCCGCTGGCACCTGCTGGTGGCTTTTTTATTGGAGCTTCTATGCAGGTCACTATCGACGGTGTCCCGTATGCGCCTGTCTGCCAACAAGTGGCCCGCATCGGAATAGCGATTACGACTCACAACCGCGCTGACGTTCTGGCCCGTGCCATTGCTCAACACCAACAATATTTACCGCCCGGCGCGCTGGTGGTCGTTATCGACGATGGATCATCGCCTGCGGCTGTAATGCCTGACGGTGTGCAGTTCATTCGGCATGATAAATCGCTGGGCATTGTTGCTTCCAAAAACCGAAGCCTCGAAGCGCTGGTGGATGCCGGTTGCGAGCACCTTTTCTTGTGGGACGATGATGCCTGGCCGATAGCACCGGGCTGGCACCTGCCTTATATCGAATCACCTGAGCCCCACCTTGCCTACCAGTTTCTGGACCTGGCCGGGACGAGAAAGCTTAAGGATATGGCAGTGCTGTATCGCGACGAACGCCACGTTGCCTACACGGGCCAGCGCGGCGTGATGCTGTATTACCACCGCAGCGCTATCGAGAAGGTTGGCGGTTTCGACCCGATCTACGGTCGCGGCATGTACGAGCATCCCGATCTGGCCCTGCGCATTCATAACGCAGGATTAAGTACCTGGGCATTCGCAGACGTGGCCGGTTCGGAAAAGCTGATTTACTCACTGGATGAGCATGAAGAGGTTACTCGCTCGGTACCCCGACCAGACCGGGAAGCGCTGGTGAAACGCAATGTTGGTATCTTCAACGCTCGACGCGACAGCAGTTATACAGGATTTGCTCCATTCAGACACGGGCGTGACATAGTGATCACCACGCTGCTGACCAGCCAGCCAGACCCCCAGCGCCAGACGAAGATGGCCGCTGATTCTGGTCTGCTGCATTCGTGGGCATCATCTATTCGTGGAGCTGCTGCTGTGGTGCTGGCCGATGAGCTAACCGCACCACCAGTTGGCGCAAGTCTGGTTAATGTGCCGTCTCTGGACATGAGTCCTTACTTTGCGCGCTGGCTGCACATATACCAGCATCTGCGTTTTCATCCGGAGTACCGAAACGTCTGGTGCACCGACGGTACAGACGTTGAGATGCTGCGCGAGCCGTGGGCAGAGATGGAGTCTGGAAAGATTTACGTTGGCTCTGAGCATAAAACTTATGCTGATGAATGGATGAAGGCCAACCACCACGGCAAAGCATACAGCGAGTTCTTCCAGCAGCACCGCGATGAGCAGCTACTTAATGCCGGGCTACTGGGCGGCAGCCGGGCCGATGTGATGGAATTTGCCCACCGCATTATTCGCCTGCACTACCGCATCGAGAGCCAGCGCTTCTGGAAGATGGAGGCGGCCCCGGCCACGCTCGTAGACATGGGCGCGTTTGGTATTTCTGCTAAGTTTTTTGGCGATCGGGTAGTTACCGGGCCAAAGGTCCACACCATTTTTAAAACTGACGGCATCGGCAAAGAACATGCCTGGTGGCGGCATAAATAATGAGAGGCTTAAATGACGTTAAAGCAACGAGTTGAGGTAATAGAAAAAAAGCTTATTCAGCAACAACGTGAAATTACCGATTTAATGAATATTAAAGAAACAGGTAGTGAACAAATGAGAACGGCCATGTCCCAGGCCGTTAACGAATGGTTATTATCTATTGGTAAGAGCTAACGCTTGCTCCATTATTTGGATTATTTCAGGGCTTTTGTCCTTCCAGCGATCAATTTCAATATTGGTAAGTTCATTGATATTTTCTTTAACCTCAGAAGATTGTCCTGAAACGAGCAGGCGTACCATGTACTCCAATGCATTTACCCGAAGTTGCAGATCCTGAATTACATCGTCTTTATCGTAAGGCATAACATTCCTTTATCTGAGGTAATCAGCCATCCCTCATTGCTGTGTGCATCCATGCTGACACATGGACGGGCTGAACCCACATAGTACCCAGGGATTAGGCTTAGTAACACTCTGATGCTTAAACACTTGCCGCCATCGTGCGGCTTTTTTATTGGAGCCTGCTATGGATATTAATTTAGTCCTGTCCGTCATTTCTATAGCGATGGGCAGCTTTAGCATTGGCCTGGCCATTGGAAAATACTTCGGTGGTTAAGTTTTGTGTTGTCGGATACCACGCCCGCAGAGAAATGGCTACCAGCCTGGCTAACTCGTTAGGTGCTCATCTGCTTATTGACGACGGCGACCACGGCGCGAACTGGAATCATCGCCGCGCGCTGGAGTGGGCAGCAGAACAGAGTTGTCGTGTGGTTGTGCTGGAGGATGATGCACAGCCGGTTACCGGCTTCATTGAGCTGGTGGCTGAATGGCTGGCCCGCTTCCCTGATAACCTGCTGAGCTTCTATCTCGGCACCGGGCGTCCGCCGCAGTACCAGATGCAGATAGCCGAGCGCCTGATACAGGCCGACAAGAAACGAACCACCCACATCACGCTACCGCGGCTGATACATGGTGTCTCCTACAGCGTGCCGCCGCAGTCCGTTGAGCGCGTGCTTTCGCGGTGGGATTCCAACAAAGCTGCTGACTATGCAGTCGGTGATGCGCACGGCGGTCCGGTCATTTATCCGTGTTACTCGCTGGTGGACCATGCAGACGGAGAACCGGTAGAGAAGCCGCACGACGGTATGCCGCGCACCGAGCGGCGAAAGGCCTGGAGGTTAGCGTGATTAACTTCACTGATACCGCATGCACTCTCAAAGCAGAAGAACAAGAGATAGCTCAATTACTTGGTGAGGTATGGAATCTCTATTGCAAGCTTCCGCTTGAACATCCGAATGACAAACAAGAATTCGGAACGGCAATTCATAACTGCCAGAACATTATACTTTCCCGGCCAGCTGTCAGGGCTCTGGCGGAGAAGGGGCAAGGATACAAAAGGAGCAAAGACAATGGCACTGAAGACGTTACAGCCACGCCTCAAGGTGATTGAGACGCGTCGCCTCAAGCCAGTGTACGGCGAACAGCGGCGTATCAGTGGTAGCGCAAGGGTGGGCCTGAAGCGTCGCATCTATAAGCGTGACGGAGGTCATTGCTGTATGTGTCGTCGTGTGGTCGATCTGTATGACAGCCAGCTCGATCACCGCGTCGCCCTTCAGTTCGGTGGGAACAACGATGAAGCCAACCTCTGGACGCTTTGCACTGAATGTCACACAGCGAAGTCAGCTCGCGAAGCAGCGACAGGCCAGGCTGATGAAGAGGCGATGAAGCATAGCGTGCCAGATGCGAGTGACGGGCACGGCACGGTCGTTATTTAACGCTCACAGGGTGGGGGGGTATCAACAAAAGTAAACCCCTATCGCGCTGGACACCGCGCCTCCTCTCACGCACAGAAAAAATTCCGTTTTGGAGGGTATTAACATGTTAACAGGGCAGAAGCGCAAATATGCCATCGCGCTGATGTCCGGCTCGACTCAGACAGGCGCGGCGATTAAAGCCGGGTATTCTGAGAAATCCGCGCGTTCCAAGGGTTCGCAGCTGGCTAAAGACCCGGATGTCATCGCGTTTATGAAGAAAAAGCGCGGCACGGAAACGGCGGTCGAGGTTCCTGCTGCTGAGCCACAAACTCCGCCGCCGGTTGTTAACAATACGGTGAAAACCTTCGACGATCCGCTGGAGTTTCTTAAGGCCGTCATGAATGACGTCGGGGAAGATGTTGATATCCGAAAAGACGCGGCCAAAGCCATGTTGCCGTACATCCATCCCAAGAAAGGTGAGGGGGGCAAAAAGGATGCGCGGCACGCAGCGGCAAAAGTGGCCGCCGGTGCCAGCAAGTTTGGCGCCATGGCACCGCCGAAACTGGTCGTCAACAACAAGGGGTAATGTATGGCTGAGTGGACCACGGCGTGCCGGGACTGGGAGCAGCGCCTGGTCGACCGGGCGTCTATTATCCCGCCCCCGATATTTTCGGAGCCGGCAGAGCATGCCCTGAGCATATTTAAAGAGCTGCGCGTGTCGGATTTGCCCGGCAAGCCAACGTTCGGAGAATGCTCGGAACCCTGGGTATTCGATTTCGTGAAAGCCATCTTCGGCGGATACGAGGCAGAAACCGGCAAGCAGCTGATAAGGGAATATGGCCTGCTGATTTCGAAGAAAAACACCAAATCGACGATCGCCGCGGGCATCATGCTGACGGCGGTGATTTTGTGCTGGCGCGAGGATGAGGAGCATCTGATTCTGGCGCCGACAAAAGAGGTGGCGGATAACAGTTTTAAACCGGCTGCCGGGATGATCCGCGCAGACGAAGAGCTGTCGGATATGTTTCAGATCCAGGACCATATCAGGACAATCACGCACCGCGTCACCCGCAACACCCTGAAGGTGGTGGCTGCCGACACTGATACGGTGTCCGGTAAAAAATCTGGCCGAATCCTTGTGGACGAGCTCTGGCTATTCGGCAAGCGCGCCAATGCCGAAGCGATGTTTATGGAGGCCCTAGGCGGCCAGGTGTCGCGGGATGAGGGCTGGGTTATCTTCCTGACCACTCAAAGTGACGAACCGCCAGCTGGCGTGTTCAAAGAGAAACTTCAGTACTGGCGGGATGTAAGGGACGGGAAAATTCACGACCCCAAAACCCTAGGCATTCTGTACGAGTTCCCGGAAAAGATGGTGGAGAGCAAAAGCTACCTGTTGCCGGAAAATTTCTACATTACCAACCCGAATATGGGTCGTTCGGTCAGCGCGGAATGGCTGGAAGACCAACTCCGCAAGAACCAGACAAAAACCGACGGTACGCTTCAACAGTTCCTGGCTAAACATCTCAATATAGAGATTGGTCTGAACCTACGTAGCGATCGCTGGGCCGGGGTTGATTTCTGGGAGCAGCAGGCGAAGCAGGTGAGCTTTGAGGAAATCATCAGGCGTGCGGAGGTTGTCGCTGTCGGGATTGATGGCGGCGGACTCGACGATCTGCTGGGGCTTTCTGTGATAGGCCGGGACAGTGAAACCCGCGAATGGCTTTGCTGGTGCCATGCCTGGGCGCACGAAATCGCCGTCCGGCGGCGCAAAAGTGAAGAATCCCGGTTTCACGACTTTGTGAATGCCGGCGACATGACCATCGTCAAGCGCGTCGGACAGGATACTGAAGAGGTGGCGGAATATGTCAGCCAGATCCATGCCGCCGAACTGCTCGACAAAATTGGCATTGACCCCTCCGGTGTCGGCCAGATTCTTGACGCCCTGATTGAGGCAGAAATACCCGCAGATTCAGTCGTTGGCGTCAGCCAGGGCTGGCGGCTCGGCGGTGCGATAAAGACCACCGAACGTAAGCTTGCCGAGGGCGTGCTGATTCATGGCGGCCAGCCGATGATGGCCTGGTGTGTCGGGAACGCACGCGTGGAGCCAAAAGGTAACGCCATCCTCATCACTAAACAGGCCAGCGGTAAGGGGAAAATTGATCCACTGATGGCGTTGTTTAACGCTGTATCGCTGATGGCCCTTAACCCCGAAGCGAAGAAACAGGATTACCAGGTATTTTTCATATGACACATACGTCAGTTAATGACCCGCTCCGGCGGGTTTTTTCATTTCTGGAGGTCAGACAATGACGCTTAATCGCGCCTGTACCCTGATGACCGTGAAGTCGGTGGATGAAGATAAGCGGATCATAACCGGCACAGCTTCTACACCTTCTCCCGATCGTGACGGGGACATTATGGAACCCGCCGGCGCAAATTTCGGGAGTGAAACCCCCTTTCTCTGGCAGCACGACCGACAGCAGCCGATTGGTAACTGCTCGGCGAAGAGGGTGGGGGACGAGCTACAGATTACTGCCCAGCTTGTAAAGCCAACCCCTGATATGCCGTCACAACTTATTGCCCGACTCGATGAGGCATGGGCATCCATTAAATCCGGGCTGGTCAAAGGTCTGTCGATTGGCTTTAAGCCGATCAAGTACGCCTTTCTGGATGCCGGTGGCATTCATTTCCTGGAGTGGGACCTGCTGGAGGTTTCAGCTGTGACTATTCCGGCGAATGCCGAGTGCAATATCACCACCGTTAAATCTTTCGATCGTCAGTTTCTCGCCGCGTCAGGCAATGAGAAACCAGTGGTCACAGCAACCCCATCTGCTGGCGCTACAGCAAAAAAATCTACCGAAAATAAAGGAAAAACCATGAATATCGCAGAGCAGATCAAGAGCTTTGAAACCAAGCGCGCCACCCTGGCGTCAGCAATGGAAACCATCATGTCCAAAGCGGCTGATGAAGGCCGCACCCTGGACGCGGAAGAAGAAGAAAAATATGAACAGAATTCCTCTGAAATCAAGTCTGTTGACGTTCACCTTAGTCGACTTCGTGACATGGAGAACGCCATGGCCAAAACAGCCAGGCCGGTAACCAAAGCTGCTGGCGGCGAAGTCGCTGTAGTGGATAACCGCGCGCCTGGCATCATTCATGTTGAGCAGAAGCTGGAAAAAGGTATTGCGTTTGCCCGATTTGCTAAAGCGCTGGCAGCCGCGAACGGCAGTCGTTCGGAAGCGCTGGAAATTGCGAAGAAGCAATACCCGCTCGATGCGAAACTTCATCATGTTTTGAAAGCAGCAGTTGGCGCTGGCACAACCACCGATCCTGCCTGGGCGGGTAGCCTGGTCGAATATCAGGAATACGCGAATGACTTCGTTGAGTTCCTGCGTCCGCAAACTATCATTGGCCGCTTCGGGCAGGGAAGCATCCCATCGCTTCGCCAGGTGCCATTTAATATCCGTATTCCTGCGCAGACTTCCGGCGGTTCAGCTAACTGGGTTGGTCAGGGTAAAGCCAAGCCACTGACAAAATTTGATTTTGAATCAATTACTTTTGGCTTCTCGAAAGTGGCCGCCATTGCGGTACTGACCGATGAGTTGATCCGCTTCTCTAATCCGGCGGCGGATGCTCTGGTGCGAAACGCACTGGCTGAAGCCGTCATTGCCCGTCTGGATACTGACTTCATTAACCCGGCCAAAGCCGAAGTTGCTAACGTCTCACCGGCGTCCATTACTAACGGTATTGTCGGCATTCCTTCCACCGGCGATCCGGATTCTGATGCCGAGGCGGCGTTTGGCCAGTTTGTTACAGCAAATCTACAGCCGACCGGCGGCGTATGGATCATGTCCAGCACTAACGCGCTGGCACTTTCCATGAAGAAAAACGCGCTGGGTCAGAAGATGTACCCGGAAATGACGCTGCTGGGCGGGACCTTCCAGGGGCTGCCAGCCATCGTCTCTCAGTATGCGGGCACCAATCTGACGCTGCTGAATGCGCCAGACATTTATCTGGCCGACGATGGCGGTGTGGCAGTCGATATGTCCCGAGAGGCTTCGCTGGAAATGGAAAGCGATCCTACCGGCGACAGCGTGACACCGACGGGTACCGAAATGGTTTCCATGTTCCAGACGAATAGCGTGGCTATCCGTGCCGAGCGCTGGATTAACTGGAAACGCCGCCGCACAGCTGCTGTAGCTGTTATCACTGGCGTTAATTACGGCTCTACCCCTACCAGCTAATGAAAACGGAGGGCGGGGGTAACCCCGCCAGGTTTATGGCGAAAATTAGATACCTTCAGCGAACGCATGACTCATCACCAGACGATGAAAAGGACGTGGGCGACCAGTGCGCGAAGGTGCTGGTTTTGCTCGGAAAAGCTGAATACATAACCGCCCGGCGAGCTGGTGGCAGGGGAAGAAAAAAAGATAACGAGGGGACCGGCTAATGCGGGGATTTTTTAAGCGTAAAACCAAGGCATTGCAACAACCTTCTAACCAAGGCTGGACCTCTATTTTTTCATGGATACGTGAGCCGTTTACCGGAGCGTGGCAGCGAAATATGGAGATCAGCAATCCAACGGTTATCGCCTATTACGCTGTGTTCTCCTGCGTTTCACTGATTGCCAGCGATATTTCAAAAATGCCACCTGGTCTAAAAGCCAAAGGTTCAGACGGCGTGTGGAAAGACACGCAGGATGTAAAAATAGACAGGCTTTTTAATAAGCCAAATGCTTTTCAGAACCGTATTCAGTTCCTTGAATCGTGGATCAACTCGAAACTGTGTCACGGCAATACCTATGTGTTGAAGTTGAAAAACCCGGCAGGGGCCATCACTGAGCTACGTATCCTTGACCCAGCCAAAGTGACGCCGCTGGTGGCAGATGATGGCTCGGTGTTTTATCAAATCAACCCTGACAACATCAGTGGCCTGCCTGACCAGGTCACGGTTCCGGCACGCGAGATTATTCATGACCGTTTTAACTGTCTTTTCCATCCGCTGATCGGCGTATCACCCATCTATGCCTGTGGGATGGCGGCGATGCAGGGTAAGCACATCATGGAAAGCACCGCATTTTTCTTCCAGAACGGCGGTAAGCCAAGCGGAATTATCACTATCCCGGGCTCCGTTAATGAGGAAAAAGCAAGGGAGATTAAAACAAACTGGGACGCTGGCTATACGGGAGAAAATGCAGGCAAGACAGGGCTTTTGTCCGGCGGGGCAGAATACAAGCCAGTCACGATGTCAGCGGTTGATGCTCAGACGGTTGAACAGCAGAAAATGTCTGCTGAAATGGTCTGCTCTGCATTCCATGTCCCGGCATACAAGGTTGGCGTGGGCGAAATGCCGTCTTACGACAACATTGAATCCCTTGAACAGCAGTATTACTCGCAGTGCCTTCAGGTGCTTATCGAAGCAATCGAAGTGCTGCTCGACGAGGCCTTTGATCTTGAAGGTAAGCGAGGCGTTGAGCTTGACATTACTTCCCTGCTGCGCATGGACAGTGAACGACGGATGAAGACGCTGGGCGAAGGGGTGAAAAATACCATCCTCACACCGAATGAAGCCCGCAAAAAAGAGAATTTGCCGCCAGTAGACGGCGGTGATGCGCTCTACCTTCAGCAGCAAAATTACAGTCTTCCGGCTCTGGCCCGGCGCGATGCGTCAGACGATCCGTTTAAAACGTCTTCCACCCGGTCGCCGACATCGCAGGAAGAACCCGCAAGCAAAGCTTTCTCTGCCGATGAACTCGCGGCAATGAAAGCAATGGTGAAAGGATTGATAGCCAAATGAATGAGCGCGAATTGGCAATAATCAAAACTGTCAGCGAAGCGTTTAGCGAGGCGCTGTCATCGGTGCAGGAAAGTTTTGAAAAGCAGCTTGACCAGCAACAGCAGGCTTTTGCCGAAAGATTTTCTCAACTGAGCAAGTCCTTACAGGAGGTGATCGACACTCCCGGGCCGGATATGGCTGCCCTTGCACATGCGGCCGCCGCGCTGGTTCAGTTACCCGAGTCTCCGGCGCTGCCAGATATTCATGCTCTGGTTAGTGCTGCGGTTGAGGCTATCCCGGCACCGGAGCCGATCAAGAGCATTACAGCCGAAGATATGCGGGTCACCCTGGAGCAAATGGTAAAAGAGGCTGTTGCAAACATCCCTGCGCCAGCGGCGCCAGAGCTACCTGATATTGGCGCGATGGTGAATGAAGCTGTAGCAGCGCTACCTGCTCCAGAGCCAGCTAAAAGCATTACGCCTGAAGAAGTAAAGCCAGTGCTTGAGCAACTGGTGAAAAAGTCAGTAGATGAAATTCCGGTACCGGCCGCACCAGAGCTACCTGATATTGCGGCGCTGGTCAGTGAAGCGGTTGCTGCTCTGCCCGTACCGGAGCCAGCACGACATGGCGAAGACGGACGAGATGCGCTGCATCTGGAGGTTTCACCATTCATTGATGAAGAGAAGAGTTATCCGCGTGGGAGCTATGCGACGCATGCAGGCGGCCTGTGGCGAGCGTATGAGAAAACGTACGGCATGCGCGGCTGGGAATGTCTGGTTGACGGTGTCGGCGGTATCGACGTGGCCAACACTGACGGGCGGAACTTCACCGTGACGGTGACGCGCGCCAGCGGCGTAACTGAAAGCAAATCTTTCTCGATACCCGTATTGATTTACCGTGGCGTTTTCAAATCCGGTGAGCAATATCAGCCGGGCGACACCGTGACATGGGGTGGTTCAATGTGGCACTGCGATGAAACATCCACTGATAAGCCAGGCGAAACCGGATCGAAAGGCTGGACGCTGGCCACCAAGCGCGGACGTGACGGGAGGGATAAAACGTGATTGAGCTTGTAACGCTTGAAGAGGCGAAGCAGCACCTGCGCATCGATGAGGATTACGACGACCCGGATCTGACGATGAAAATTCAGGGCGGCAGCGCTGCGCTGCTGTCCTACATCCAGGGCAGCCGCGATAAGGTTGTGACCGAAGCCGGAGATTTGATTAACGGCGAGCCTTTGTCCCGAATGCAGACGGCACTGCTGGTACTTCTGGGTTACCTCGATCGTAACCGAGGTGCTGAGGAAGAAGAAAAACTCAGGCAAGGGGAGCTACCCCTGGCCGTCACAATGCTTATCTACGATCTGCGACGTACAACAATCATGTGACCGGAGGCAAATGTGTCGGGATTAAAAGCTGGCGAGCTGAATAAACGCATCGATTTACAGATGATGAAAGTGCAGCGGGGGCCGCTGGGCGAGCCTTTACCTGACCTGCCAGTGAAAGTTGCTACCGTGTGGGCGAAAGCCGAAGCCGTTTCTAACCGGAAAATTCGCACCCTGGATCAGCAGCAGGTCGTCGAAACCTGGCTGTTTACGATCCGGGCCCGCAAAGATGTGCAGGTTGACTGGAAAATTGCCTGGGGCGAAGACGTCTATACCGTGCGAGCCGCCGATCGGAGCAAGACCGATCGTACTGTCATTACAGCCGAGAGGGATAACCGACATGATAGAGCAGGCAATTAAATCCTCGCTTGAGCGCATAACCGGAATGGATGTTTACCCCTTGTTGCTGCCGGATACCGCGCAAAGCGGTGTGACTTTCCAGCGTATATCTGATCCTGAAATTGAAACGGGCATGGTACGCACTGGGCTCATCGCGGGCCGCTTTCAGATTTCCATGTACACGGTTGACGATTACACCGGCCTGGTCCTGCTGGATAAAGCGATCTGGGCAGAATGGAAAGACATTGTTCATGGCACCCTCGAAGGTTACCCGGTCCAGTACGTGCAGCGAGGCAATATCCAACAGGATAAAACCACGCTAACCAGCAATCGGGTCCAGTACCGCATCGCGCGTGATTTCATCCTGTATTTTTTTGAGGACACATCATGATCAGAATGGAGGTAAAGGGCCTGCAAGAGCTTGAAAGAGAGCTGCTGGCGCTGGGTGAAAAAATCGGCACTAAAGTTCTGACTTCTGCCGGGAAAGAGGCCATGGAGATCGTCAGCGACGATATGCAGCAGCATGCAGGATATGACGAAAGCAGCCCCGGTCCGCACCTGCGCGACAACATCAAAACCACGTCCAAAAATCGCATGAAAGACAGCCGCTGGGTCACCGTCGTGACCATCCGGGTTGGCCCGTCTAAAGAACACACCATGAAAGCCCTGGCGCAGGAATTTGGCACCGTTAAACAGGTCGCCAGCCCTTTTATGCGCCCGGCGCTGGATTTCAATCGCGCAAAGATACTTCGCATTCTTGCTGTCCGACTCCGTGAAGGTATCGAAAACAATCGTTAATGAGGTAATGAAATGCCAGATGCAAATAAAAGCTCCCCCGAATATGCGATGCTCCCGGCGGGAACTGTTGTTATGTGGGGGCCTGCGGGCAGCGACGTAGCCACAATGAAGCCGCTGATTAACTGTAAAGCACTGGGGGCAACGGGGCAGACGGGCAGTTTTGTCGACTGCACAACGCTCATCGATACCAGCAAGCAGTTTATTTCTGACCTGCCGGAAGGCCCGGAAAAGTCGCTGGGCTTTATCGATGATCCGGCCAATCAGGATTTTGCTGACCTTCTGAACTCTGCCGAAAGTCGTGAAACCATTCAGTTTTATGTAGAGCTGCCAAACGGGCGAACGGCGAATATGATCCTGGCACTTTCCGGCTGGCAGATGAACGAAATCACCGCGCCGGCCAGTGAAGTTATCCAGATAACCGTTCAGGGTAAGCAAAACAACATCGTATGGGGAACCGCGGCTACAAGCTGATCCAGCTGTGCTTTTCACAGGCCGCCGCGTGGCGGCTTTTTTATTGAATGGAGAATTAAATGAAAGACCTGAAATCCCTGCTTCTGGCCCCTGAGCATGACGCTTACCCTGTCACCATGCTGGGTGCCGAGGTATTTATCCGTCGCCTGACGTCATTTGAGCTGGAGCAGTACGACGAAAAGCAGGAGCAACTGCGCGCCGAAAAAAATCTGCGCGGTGTCGCGCTCTCGACCGCTTCGCTGATTCTCAGCGCGCTGGTTGATGATAAAGGTGTCCCTGTCCCGGCAACCGACCTGCCTGCTCCCGATGAGCTGCTGAAGGCCCGCTCTAACGCTTCGATCATTGAAGCACTGCGGACTATTCAGCGCCACAGCTGGGGCACGCTGGAGGAAGCGAAAAAAAACTAATGGACTCCCCCTGGCTGATGGACATTTTCAGCCTTGCCGATCGTCTGGGGGAGTCTGACCCGCGCAAAATTGCCAGCCTGCCGGCTAACATTCTTCTTCACTGGAAAGCATTTTACTCCCTGACTGGTAACACGGTTGAAAGAGGTGCGCCAGTTGTGCCGGTAACTGCTCCAGCCGCCAGTAATGACCCGTCCAGGCAGTGCGCTGACGTTATGAGGATCTTAGGACAATGAGTGATGTTGCAAGCCTGTCGGTCGCCCTGCACCTTAACTCTGCGGCGTTCAAGTCGCAGATCACCGACGCATATCAGAAAGCGGGGCAGGCCAGCACAAAATTCAATAGTCAGGCGACCACTCAGGCTAACGAGCTGGCTAATGCCATTTCGAAAACGGTTACCGCGGCAAAAGGTATCGGGTTCCCTGCTGCAAATGCCGATCAGTTCTCTGGGGCTACTCGCGGTGCCGGGCAGCTCAACTTTGTGCTTCATGAGGTGGCCGCCGGGAGCAATGTTGCCAGCAGCAGCATAATTAACGCGCTGATCCCCGCTGTACACTCGCTGAAATCACAGCTTGATGGCAGCGCGGGTGGCTGGAAAACGCAACAGGAGGCCGCCCGATCCGCCGCCGCTGAGCTTGCTAAGGCGGCTGAAAACCAGATAGCTATGGCGCAGGCGGAAAAGCAGGCCGCAATTAACAAAGTCACGATTGCTGAAAAAACGGTTGCCGCCGCTAAAGCCCAGCGGGACCAGGCGATCGCGCTGGATGAGTATTACGCGAAACAGGAAGCGGTTAATAAACAGTTTGGCCTGAATGTCAGCTATCAGGATGAACATCTCAAGAATGAGCGCGCCATTCTGGAAGCTAACAGGCTTGAGGCCGGGGCGCTGGACAAGCTCAAAACAGCTAAAGCAGCCGTGATTTCTGCGGAGCTGGCTGAGACTGGCGGGAAGGCGGCACTCACCGCGTCAACAGAAGCGGCCGCTTTAGCTAACACGCAGCTCTCCGTCAGTCAGCGTATAGCGGCAACCAGCAGCCGGGCACTCAGCTCTGCGATGAGCTTGCTGGGCGGGCCCGTTGGCATTGGTCTGACCGCCGTGGCCGCTGCCGGTGCGTTTGTCTACAGCGAGTTTAAAAAAGCGGAAGAACAGACAAAAAAGCTTAACGCCGCTGTCCTCGATTTGAGCACGTCGGCGCTGGTGTCGGCTGACGATCTAAAGCGGTTGAATGGTGAGCTTGGTAATACCGAAAATTCCGTAGATGCGGTAACCACGACGGCTAAAGCCGGATTTGGTGGCAAGCTATTGACGGATGTTGCCACGCTGGCAAACGCATACGCGCAGGCGGGCGGCAGTGCCCAGGAGTTGGTAAACAATCTTTCCGGGTTGCGTGGCGATCCGGTTGCTGCTATGTCAAAACTGACCGCTTCAGGCGTGGTGTTGAAAGACTCATTCATTCAGCAGGTGATGGCGCTTAATGAGCAGGGCCGCGCCGCTCAGGCCAGCCAGATGATTATTGAGGCGGCCATGGCAGCCGAAAAAGCCCGGCTTTCTGAGCTGGGCATAGAGGTCGATAAAACATCTGAGACAGTCAGAAATCTGGGGCAAACATGGGGCACAGCAGGCGAGCAGGCAGTGATCGCTCTCGGGGGCGCGATTGATAAGACCCAGGAGACGAATAAAAAGCTCGGACTGATGGCACGCCAGTTATCGCGTGATATTACAGCTGCAAGCGCTGCGGAACAGAATGAGCGGATAAAAAATTCAGTTGGCCTTAAAAGCTACATGGATGCAGGTACCACCGCTGCCGAAAAGCGAGCGGCGGCGATTAAAAAACTTAACAGCAGTATCTATTCGTCGGATTCAGAGGACTATAAGCGCATCCTGAAAGGGATTAACGACGAGTACGATAAAGCTGTTAAGAAGGATGCTCCTAAAAAACAGTCATCAGCAGGTGTAAGCGAGGGACAGCGGGCGCTGATGCAGGCCCAGCAGCAAAACGCAGTCCTGCGTGAGCAGGCACAGACGACGGATAAAATGACCGGGTCTGCGCGGCAACTGGCAGCCTTCAACGAGCAAATATCCAGCCTTAAGGGCCAACACCTGACCGCGGACCAGAAAAGCCTGGTCAATATGCAGGACCAGATCCGGGCGCAGCTTCAGGCGAACGCTGCCCTGGAGAAAGAGGCTCAGCTTCGCGTCACGGTCCAGAAGTATCAGCAGGAGAGCATTAAGTGGGCTGAAGAGGCCGATGCGATGCAGCGAGAGGCAAACCTCAATCTGGGCAGGTATGGAATGTCAGATCGCGAGGCTGCTGATGCTGCTGCGAAGGACGCTATTAATAACCGCTTTAATCAAAGACGTATAGCGCTGGAGAAAGATTTTACCGATCATACTTCTGCTGAATATCAGGCCCGGCTATCCGACCTGGAGAAAGCAAAACAGCGCGAGTTGCTGATTACCGAGCAGACCAGCCAGCAGAAACTGGTTGCTGAGCAGGATTTCAGCGCGGGATTGCGTAAAGGAACTATGGACTGGATCGATGCGTCGTCGAATTACGCAACTCAGAGCGCAGATCTGGTAAGTAACACCATGAGCGGGTTTGTAGATAACCTGTCTGGCGCGCTGAGTAATAACAAGGCTAGTTGGCTAGACTGGTCTAATACGGTGCTGCAATCCCTCCAAAAAATATTAATCAACGCTATGTTGGTTAACAGCATTAAATCGATGGGAGGCGGTGGGATGTTTGATGCCTTCCTTGGTGGTGCTGGTGGTGGAGAAGGAGCCAGTGGCAGTGGCACATTTGGCGCTGGTGCCTGGAATTCTGCTGCTTCTAATGTAGATTTTAATGCCAGGAATGCTAAAGGGGGCGTGTATTCATCTCCTTCTTTAAGCGCATACAGCAATAGCATTGTTAACAGTCCAACAATGTTCGCTTTCGCTAAAGGCGCTGGGTTGATGGGCGAAGCCGGACCTGAAGCCATAATGCCGCTAACCCGAGCCAATAACGGATCGCTGGGCGTTCGAATGGTTGGTGGGGAGGGAAAAGAGAGTGCTGGTGTTTCGGAGGGGAGCGGCGCCGTTATTAATATTACTCAGCATATCACCGTGTCCGGCAGTGGCGATGCCGCACTAAACCAGGCCATGCAACAGGCAGCTAGGCAGGGGGCGCAAGACGGAGCGAAGCAGGCCCGGCAGGAAATGCTTCAGGACTTTCAGACGCGAGGGCAAGGCCGCCGGATACTTGGGGTTTAATTTAAATAACCCACCACAACTAACAATTTTGTTGGCAATTATCTTCCTGCTAATCTATAGGGACAATAAACAAAGGGAGTATTGAAATGGGGTTCTCTAATCAGACGACACAGCAGCAATTTCCTTTTAGTGCCGAAGAGGTTTTCTCTGCACTGGATGAAGCGGTTAAGCAGTCAGATATGACAATACAGGAAAGCGATAGCATTTTAAAAAGGGCAACTATCAGTGCCGGAGTCTCGTTGCTATCTTGGGGCGAGACGGTGTCTATATCAGTACATAATCAGAGTGAGGACTCATGTGTCGTTGTGCTTGACTCATCGTTGAAGTTTAGTGCAAACCTTGCAGGCTCCCACAAGCATCAAAAGAATTTTGATAAAATACTATACTCCTTGAGCAGAATATTGAATAAAGAAAAAAACACGCCTGCTGATGAACCTATTGTGCTCGATGAACAAAAAGAGAAAACCACAGGCATAGATCCAAATCATGCATTAATAGGCGCAGCTATTATATTCGTAATAATAACGATGCTGATTATAGGAGCAAGTTAACGATTTCAATCCAGTGAGATAACAATGGTTGTTCCGCTATAACATCAATGGATTTGAGGCGCTGCGCTACTTAGTTCATGGTTCTCATGTAGCTTAACCATAAGTACATACACCAAACCCGCTTATCTGCGGGTTTTTTATAACTATGATTTTGCATTGGAGTATATATGGCTGTTCTCGAGTGGCCACAAGACGTTTACCCAGCTTCGCTGCAATGGCGAGCGCAAAGCAACACTAAAACATTCCGATCCCCATTTAATGGCGCATCCCAGACAGTACGTTTTCCCGGCACAAGATGGCTTTGCTCCCTGACTTTTTCAAATCTTACTGATGAAAAATCACGTCGAATTGATGCGCTGGTGGCTGTTCTCGATGGGGAGTATGGCCGTGTGAAAATCCGGGACTGGGGAAGAGGGGGGAGAACACCCGCGGGAACGCCGGTAGTTTCTGATCCGGACCAGACTGGCGTGCAGCTGAATTCGAAAGGCTGGACGCCGGGCAAGGTGGTATTGCGGACCGGTGATTATCTCACCGTGAACAACGAACTTAAGATGGTCACGGCTGACGTGTCGAGTAATGCCAGCGGTGTGGCGATTATCCCGATCGCCCCGATGTTGCGCAGCTCGCCTGCAGCCAATGCTCCGATCGAAGTCGCGGCGCCCTACGGCATTTTTAAGCTGAAGGATAACAGCCAGGGGGAGGGCAGCCGCACGCCGGGGGTACTCACCAGCTACACCATCGAGTTTGAGGAGGCTTTCTGATGCTGTATGCACCATTTTCCGAGTCGATGATCGACTGGCTGATGCGCGACCGCGTGACCGCTGTGCTTGCCGCACAAATTCAGTTTGAATCCGGTACTGTGTACGTGCATTCCGGCACCGGGTCGCTGGTGCTCAACGGCTATGTTTATCTCGGCCTGGGTACCATGGGTTCGGTGGACGACGTGAGCGAAAGCAACACGACCAGCCCGACGCAGCTGAAAATGACGCTTTCCGGCCTGGACCTTTCGCTGTTTTCTAAAACCCTCAACGAGCGCTGCGTGGGAAAGCCCACCGAACTTTATCTTGTGGCGCTTGACGATGCAGGTGTGCCACAGGTTGCCGACCTGATGTTTAAGGGCAAGGTATCCAGCACCGGCGCAACGGTAGGCGAAACCAACGCGCTACAGTACACCGTCAGTAACGTTTTCGAGGACTGGCAGCGCCCGTTCCCCGACCGCAATACCGACGAGTCGCACCAGGCGTCCCAGCCCGGCGATCGCATTTTCCGTTATGTGGCCCAGATGGCCGAGCGTTCGATATTCTGGGGCAGCAAGAAAGACGCACCGCCATTTACTTATTCGTAGGGAATTTATGAAACATCCGGAATGGCAGATAAGACTGATAAACGTGATTAGGGCCGCTGAAGAGCGGCCTTTTTTATGGGGCCAGCATGACTGCTGCCTGTTTGCCGCCGAGTGTGTGCAGGCAATGTGTGGTGAAGATTTTGCCGCCGTTCTGCGCGGCACTTACAGCACGGCCAACGGCGCGAAGCGCGTTCTGCTGACTAACGGCGGTTCGCTTGAAAAAGTGCTGGCGCAACATCTGGATGAAGTGCCGGTGAAACTGGCTCAGCGTGGCGATATTGCCGTTGTGTTGAGTGCCGGGAACCGCTGCGCGGGCGTGGTGTTTGGCGGCGCGGTGTTTGTGCCGGGAGATAGTGGCCTGGTCCGGATGAATGTTAAGCCGCTGAGCGTATGGAGGGTTCGCTGATGCCTGCCGCTATACCGATTATTGCCACTGTGGCCGCCGGCGCTGCGGCGTCCTACCAGTATTACACTATCGCGATGGCAATTACCGTGGCTGCCCAGGTCGCTACGCAGATGATGACTAAAAAGCCCTCGCTGGATGCGTATCGCGATAACTCCGAGCGCAAACAGGTGCTGCGCGCGGCGGCCAGCGCGAAAAGCGTCGTTTACGGGCAAACAGTTTCGTCCGGTACGCTGTTTTTCTCCGAAGAGCAGGCCGGTACACAGACTGATGGCGAGCTGTTGCAACTGGCCCTGGTGCTTGCCGGACACTCGCTTTCCAGCGTCGGGCGCGTCTGGCTTGGCGACGACGAGATTGGAACTTACGGGGATTATGCGCAGTACGAAATGCATATCAACCGCCAGACTGCCGACCCGTATCTGCTCGCCAATTCGCCTTCGTGGAAAGAAGACATGATCGGTAAGGGCATCACCTGGATGCGCCTGACTCTGAAATTTAATGCCGAGAAATTCCCGTCCGGTATTCCTAACGTGCGTGTCGAAAAGTTTGGCCGGGAAGTGTACGACCCGCGAACCGGACTGACCGTTTATTCAAATAATGCCGCACTGTGCATCCTGGACTTTTACCGAAACTACCTGAAAGTAGCGGATGCCGATATCAACTGGGACCAGTTTCAGGAAGCGGCCAATATTTCTGACGAACTGGTCACGCGCGGGGACGGTACCACCGAGCGCCGTTACACCATTAACGGTGAGTTCGACATGAACGAGAACAAAGCCAGCGTTCTCGAAGCGATGCTGGGCGCCTGCGCCGGGGACCCGACATTTATCGCAGGAAAGCACGGCATTATGGTCGGAGCATATTACGGCCCGGCCAGCGAAGTGATCACTGAAAGCCAGCTTGCCGGCGATATCGAAATTATGCCGGAGGTTTCTCAGTCTGAACGCGTGAACACCATCAAGGGCACGTTCGTCGATCCGCTACAGAACTACACGGAAACGGACTTCCCCGCGGTGTCAGTCAGTGAATGGGTGACCGAGGACGGCGTGGAAATCTCGCAGGATATGAAGCAGCGCTTTGTGACCTCAGAGTTTCAGGCCCAGCGGCTGGCGGATGTGAAGCTCAAACGCACCCGCATCGCGCGCACCATGAACGTCACCCTCAACCTGAGCGGTTATCGCTACCGCCCGGGCATGTACGTCAAAGTGAATTTCCCGTCGCTGGGCATCGTTAACGTTGAGATGCGCGTGACTGACTGGAAATTTGGCATGCAGAACGGCGTTCAGCTGACGCTCAAGCAGGAAACTGCGGACGTGTGGGGCGACGCCATCGGCAAACCCATCGAGCGTCCACCGTTCACGCAACTACCGCCGGGCGGCGTGGCGCAGCCGCAGAACCTGCGCTATACGGTTGAGGAAATCGGGCAGGTGGTGCAGGGCGTGCTGTCCTGGCAGAACGTGGGGCCTTTTGCCTACAACAAAGTCCTCATCCGCAAAGGCGGGGAAATGGTGCTGTCTGTGCAGGTGCCGGGCTCATTTACCCGCCTGACCGGGCTGCTGCGCGACAGTTATACGGCCCATGTGATTGCAGTGAACCAGATGGGTGCGGAGTCGCCGGAAGCCTACCTTGAATTCAATATCGAGGCCCCGCCGTCGCCGAACAAGGTGGATGTGGAGCAGGGTTACTTTGCCGTCACGCTGATCCCTCGCCTGGCAGAACTGACGAACGTGTCAACCCAGTTTGATTTCTGGACTTCTGGCGAGACGAAACTACCTGGCACAGATACGGCAACGGTGGAAGCCAACGCCAGCCGGGAGGGCATGGGAACGACCTGGACCAGTAACGATCTACAGATTGACCATACCTATTACTGGTACATCCGTACCATCAATGCCTTTGGTTCATCTGCTTTCGTTGAAGTGGCCGCGTTATGCACGATGGATACGGGCTCGCTGCTGGATTATATCGACGATCAGATCCAGGGATCGGAAGCATTCGATAATCTCAATAAGGGTATCGACATCAACACCGACGCCATTATTGAAAATGCTATTGCCAACGATGCCGACGTTCAGCGCCGCCGCAAGCAGGATGGTCTGGTGTCGGCGGAAATCCTGCGCATTGATACGCTGATTATCACGAATGATTCGGCCTATGCGGAAGAGTTCAACCAGCTAACAGCTAAAGCCAATCAGAACAGCGCTGCTGTGCAACAGGTATCAAGCGCTTACGCCGATTTGAATGGCAAACTGTCTGCACAGTGGGGCGCAAAAGTCCAGGTCGACAGTAACGGCAAAAGTTACGTGGCGGGCATGCAACTGGGCGTTGAAGGTAACGGCGGGGCCGTGCAAAGTTACTTCCTTGTCAGCGCAGACACTATGGGCTTCTACAACCCCGGAAATGGGTCCATGAAGCTTGCGATGGCAATCAAAAACGGGCAGGTGTTCCTCAACGAGGCCCTGATTGATTACGCTTCGATAACGCTGGCGAAAATTGGCAGCTGGTACTCGGCTAACTATGTGGCGGGCAAAAGCGGGACCTATATGGATAAAGATGGCAATTTTGAAATTAATGGCGCAGGTCCGGGCGGTGGGCGACTGGTGATAAATGGTCCCCGGATAATGGCGCTTGATGCTAACGGAGTTGAGCAGGCCAGATTCGGGTATCTGAAATGAGCGGAGACTGGGGGTTAAGCGTTAGGGGAAAAACGAACGTGGCAGATGCCTCTCCACTACAGTTCCTGAGAAAAATTCCGCTCAGCGAACTGAATTTACAGAGTGGGCAGTCTACGAACTACGATTTTACCGGGAAGGTGCCGGCGGGAACCAGGCTGGTGGCCTTCATGGACGTGGCCGCCGAGGTGCTGTCATCTTCGATAAGTCTGACCTACAACGTGGCGCCTATAAACATCACTGTATCCGGGCTTGTGATTAACGTATCCATTCCTCAATGGGGGGCCGGTGGGTGGATTTTCGAGAATCAGTATAAACCAACGGGAATGTGGGTTTTTGCTATCTACGGGCAGCCCAGTAGGAGTGACTGGGGGGCATGGGTTAATCAGGGTGGTGCGTTCCCTGCGGTTGTGGACAGCACGGCAGGCATGTTCATGACGCAAAAAATGAGCATAACGTTTACGGGCTCTTATGCGATTAGCTGCTCATCCAATGCACTGGTGTTCTGCTCCTGCCCGGATGCATCGATTGGTCTGGTTTTTGACCGGAACGATAATACTCTTAAGGGCTACCGCGAATCGGGAAAAACGTGGGGAAACCCGGGAGGGTTCAGTGTTGCGACGAATATCTGTGTCTTTGATATCAAAACTCCTACGGTACCGGACTGGGGGTTTTGGGTAAAAGGGGCAGACGGCAAGATAGCCTTCACCTCAGCTGAAACGCCGTTGATTGTCCGCGAGTGGGTCAACATTCCGAATTATGTCGGCGCGATAAACAGCTTCAGCAGTCCTGCAAACAGTCCGATGATCCAGGCCATAACTGTGGGCATCAAAAACACAAATCAGTCTGATATATGGAAGTGCAACATTTCAACAAATGGCGCAGGAATTGGCCTAGGCCCTGGTGCGCAAATGGTGCATATAGGCTCAAACATAATTCCGAACATGGAAGTGATAGCCATGGCGGGTAAAAGCGTCCCTGTCATCTGGGGTTCGGACTACTTCTGATAAATATTTAAATCTTACAGGCCCGCGTTAAGCGGGCTTTGTCATTTCTGGAGTCAACTATGTCCTGGTACAAAGCAGGCAGTATTGCAGTAAGCGGCGTCACGGTCACCGGCACCGGCACGAACTGGACGGATAACAAACAGGGGATTGGCCCTGGGCAGGCTTTGCTGATACCCGGTTCAGGCACGGTAAAAATGTATGAAATTCTTCGCGTGGACAGCGCCACAAAGCTCACGCTTACCAGCGATGCGGGCGCAATTGCGTCGGGCCAGGCTTATGCAATCATGTCTTTTTATGCTGACAGTGTTCCTGACTTCTCGCGTCGTTTAAGCGCCCAGCTAAGTTACTATCAGTCACAAATGGATAATTTGCAGTTGCTGATGACTGGCGCTGGCACAGTGACAATAACGGATCCGAACGGCAAAGTTTTTTCCGGTCCAGCATGGGGAGGTATCGCCGGGTATATCGACGCTGTATGTCCTGTTGGTATGCGCCTTGACTGGCCATCTCTTGTCTTGCCAGATGCACCCGCATTGGGGGTTAAATATTTACGCCTGAACGGTGCGACATTCAGTAAAACGCTTTATCCGAAGTTGGGCGCAATCTACACCTCTGGCGTTCTGCCTGACATGCGCGGCGATACGGTGCGCGGGTACGACGATGGCAGGGGAATAGACCAGGGGCGAGCGCTTTTGTCTGAACAGGCTGATGCCATTCAGAACATTACGGGCTCGATGGACCTTCGCCCAATAATCTCAAATGGGCAGCCATACGCTAACAGACTGAGAAGCAGTGGCGCGTTCGGCGGTACGCAGCCTGCCGAAGGCAACCTGGGGAATTTAGCAGGCCAGCAGAGTGCAACAACCGTAACAACGCTTGTTGAAAGCATCTCTTTTGATGCATCAAGAATCGTCAGGACATCAACAGAAACGCGCATGCGGAACATGGCATGGAATATGATTGTGAGGGCGTCGTGAATATTAAATTTGATTCTGAAGGGTTTGCAACGTCAGAAGGCACACTGACGGTTTACGTTACCGATGATCAGGGGATCTTGGTTGGTAGCGCACTGGCGCAAGTGAGCGAAGGGACGACGCTGCCGGCACGTTCTTATGCCGATGTGCCGCCTGATGTAGGAGAAAACGAAGTGGTTATGCGTAGCCCGGACGGTTATCGCTGGCTTGTTGTGCCGGATCTGCGTGGTCAGACTGTCTACGCCACCGATAACTCGGGGCCGAAAGTTATCGAGCGGGTGGGAGAGATACCGCCCGGTTACACTCTTGCTGTGCCACAAACGGCGTGGGACACCTGGAACGGTGCAAAGTGGGTAACGGATAATGAGGCTCAGAAGCAGGGCCAGATAGCGCTGGCAAATGCAGAAAAAGAGTTGCGTCTTGCGGCCGCCAATACCTTTATCTGCGAACAAAACTGGGGCAGTAAGTTGACGCTCGGGCGGCTGAGCGACGAGGGGAAAGCCCTTTTCAATAAATGGCTCGACTATACCGATGCACTTGAGGCGCTGGATACTTCAACTGCACCAGATGTTTCGTGGCCGGAGGCTCCATCAAGCTGATCAGCTAGCTCGCTTATTGCGGGCTTTTTTTCTTTTAAAATCGGCATACTTTGCAAATCATAGCCTTATCCAGTCGTGAAAATTGATAGATGATACCTTTCTTGATCTGTTTAATTTGCTCAATTACTGTATGTGTATACAGTGATTTTAAGAGGGTGAGATATGCCACGTTATACAGAAATAGGAACAGCGTTTAACCGCGCTGTCAGGGTTGAGCAGAGCGGGCGCAAGACAGTGACAACTGCCGATTTTGTTGCAGAACTGGAAAAATTGAACTGGCATTGGGATCTGAAAGAAGCGAACGGTTGGATTGAAAACCACATTACAACGTTCAGAGACATCAGCGATCAGGAAGGTGAGGCCAGGACATTCATGGTCTATAACCCTAACGGGAGGCATTGATATGGGATTTCCATCGCCGGCACGTGACTATCTTGAACGCCGCCTCAGCCCTGAGATCATCTGCGGGATTGATAGCAATAGCCTCGTCATAGACACATCATCAGGTTATTCAGTTATCGACATTTCAAATAAGACGGGAGAGGTTTTGCTCATAAATTTTGAAGGCCGTAACCATTTCGCCAGGGTCATGGGTGGGGCTGTGATAACGGACGACGGCGAAGCTATTGAGGGCGAGGCCCTTGACGATGTTAACGTGGTAGGCGCAGTGAAATTTTTTATCAACAGGTCTGGTGTCGTGGATGACGAGTTGCCTGTGGTTTAAAAACCCGGCTCGGCGGCCGGGTCAAAAATGTTAATACTGATAAGCCATTTGATATGCTGCGAAGGCATCCTTATGGCGAACCTGCCCAGCTTGGCTCTCAGGAAGATCCTCTAAAACGGAGTCGTTATCAGATGCTGGAATGCCCATAGCCTTATTAAGCATGGCTAGCTCAAAGGCACAACCAGGGCATTTGTGACGCCCAGCCTGGCCTTGATTTTCCGGGAGTACGCTAAACATAGGATTGTAACGGTGATTCTTCTTACAGATGTGCTTCATCCGAATACCTTCTAAAAAAGATGGCATCGAATGCTTTACAGGGGATCCGGCTTGAGTTAATCTTCTAAACCGAGATCTCGAGAAAACATTCTAGCCGATGTTTTTATTGGCCCCAGTAGTTGACGCTACTGGGGCTTTCCCTTATGTGGCCCTTGAAAATATCCACACAACCCTTGGATCATATCCAGGGATAAAATAATGTTCAATAAAAAGATCAGCTTACGCTGTGTTTTTTCACACCTGTAATTCCATCCAACAAAAAAAAGCCGCATCGCTGCGACCTCTTACTAACAACTGAAAGATATTAAACCGATTGGTCTATCGGGCAGTTGCTGTTAAACGCACCTGCTTGTACTCATGGTATTGTCACGTGGTTAATGAGGTAACAGGCATTGTTCCACTGCGCCAGCCAGCCGGCTTGCCAGTTCTTCCCGACGAATAACCACCCATCCGTTTTTGCTGGCTATTTGCAGCCAAGATTCAATCGAGATCACAAGCTCATCATCTTTAAGCGGGAGTTGGCTGATGGTTACGCCGTTGCGTTGATAGCAGAGAACGCGAGAATCATAGTTTGACGGGGTAAATGGTGGTTGGTGTGTTTGCCTGGAAAAATAGCAATCTTCCAGTTTCTCAAATACTTCCCAGGCCTGATCCGTTTCGAGCATTTTCGCGTGACGCGCAGCGCCGCGTTCTGTCCAGAGGATGAGGGAGCGTGTTTTTGGGGAGATTTGTAAGTGTCTTAAAGACACTCGCAAATTCTGTGACTCGCTCAAAGATAGTCGCAACTTTGTAAGTTCATCACCTGCAACCTTAAAAAAGTGCTTCCCCTCAACAAACCGACCATCATTGCGTTTGTGGTTTTGTTGTATGCGGATCGCTTCCGTACCGTACAACTGTGCGAGCGATTCAGTCGTGATGACCGGGATTTGATTGTGAGTAACGGGAGAGAGAGTTTCAGCGCTTACGTTAGTGTCCATGGTAATAGCCTCGTTTAAAATTGAGTTATCACCACCGATGACGCCAATCAATGGGTGGTGAACTGTGCAGGGTTGGCGTAACCGGTAAACGAAGAACCCGGCGCGGATTTCTCCGCCCCCACACAGCCCACCATAATCTGGGTGTGACCGTGTTTTGCGCATAAAAAAACCGCTGGCGCGGTTATGCGCTTCGTTTATTCCAGGACGCCAATCCCGACAACCGATTTTGCGGCTGCGGGTAAACTATAGCCCTGAATATCTACTTCGGTCAACGGAAAGTGTTGGTATATGAAGTGAATGGAAGTGTCTAACTTCATGATTTTTAACGGGGTGAAATATTAGCGATATACCATTATTAATTACTAAGTTATTGAATATTATGAACAGAGGATCGGTCTTGAAAACCGGCGACCCGAAAGGGTTCTAGAGTTCGAATCTCTACGCTTCCGCCAACATTTACAAGGGGTTGCCGAAAGGCAGCCCCTTTTTGTTTTGGGGTGTTGGTTACCGGCCTTATACCAGCTTCAATACAGCAACTTGCCGCAATTTTTATCTAAAAGCTCATTGCCAACCCAATGCCATATCCGCGGGTATCATTGCCAAACATGTAGCGGGCGACTAAACGCGTTCGGGTGACAAAAACCTTGTATTCACTGCTATCCAGCTCAATGCCAAGCCCAACGGAGCTCAGGCTGTTGAAGCCTAGCTTACCTCGCTGATCGCCAAGGTATTCTGTATGAGCACCTTCAAGAACATAGCGCACGGGGCTTTTCAGCAGGGTCCAGTCCCGTATTGGTGCTCTCCGGCGCAAATATAGCCCAAGGTTTTGAGCATTCGCATGGCCTTCTACAGCGCTGGAGGTATTGCCGAAAGTCTGCAGCTGCATCCCTGAATAGCGTAATTCAACATCGATATCCTGAGGTTTAGAAATCAGCTCGTAATCAAGCATCAGAGAGCCGCCCAGACCGTATGCGTTAAGCCTGCCGCCGTCTAAAAAATCATAATCAGCATTTCGGTGTCTCTCTAACGCCCAGGCACCAATTCGCACGTCACTTGCCATCGTTCCGAGCATGACATTCGCTACAGGACGTAAAACCAGATTGCCTCCTTCTTTATCCTGGAAAAGGGGGAAATCCCAGCCAATACCTCCTGTGGCGGTAAGGCTATTCCATTTGGTGGGTATGCGTCGGGTTTCACTGCCGTTGCTAATAACAAACTGCGGATCGTAGCGGCTGTATCCCATCGAGCCTTCAAGGTAAAGGGGAACGGATTTACCCAATGTCGCACCACCACCAAACTGGGTGATGGAAAGGGAGTTTTTGTCATCCGAACCCGTTCCAATATTGAGGTCGCTGGCGGTAATGTCGGGTACGACCATATAGCTCATCAGCGTAAGGACACCGTCGGCGCGTTGTTTAATCTGCTGACCGTTAGCCGCAAAGCTCCCTGAACTGAGGGGCAAAATGGCTAAAAATAATAAGTGTAAACAGCGGATGGCCATCGTCAT